ATGAAGGGCCGTTGGACCCGGGTTCAATTCCCGGCAGCTCCACGGAAAACGGCAGGTCAACCGGTAGATTTTTACCGGATGACCTGCCGTCAACACTTTGGTCAACATATCATTGACTGCGTGGCATCAATCCGCACGCGATACCGGGGCAACGGCAGCCCCTATTTCTCGGTCCTGTACCGGCTCGACGGCAAGCAGACATCCTTGTCAGTTAACGATCAGCAAGAAGCCGAGTACGCCTGCGAGCTAATGAACCGCCTCGGTCCCGCGCGGACGCTGGAGATACTGAAAGTCAGCAGAGCGCCCCGCACGAAGCTGACCGTCGACGGATGGATCCGACACCACATCGACCACCTCACCGGCGTCGACAAACGCACTATCGAGGACTATGACCGGTACCTCCGAAACGACATCGGCCCCCACCTTGGCCCCATTCCCCTCGACGACCTCACCCGCGACGACATTGCGCTATGGATATCGGGGATGGAGGACGAACTCAGCCCGAAGACGATCGCGAACAAGCACGGGTTCCTTTCCGGGGCGCTGTCTGCCGCGGTCACGGCGGGGAAGCTGAAAGCCAATCCGGCTGCTGGCGTCCGGTTGCCGCAGAGCCACGCCAAGGAAATGGTGTTCCTGAGCCGCGATCAGTTCGCCCACCTGAACAGTCATGTGACTGAGCCATGGCAGCCGTTCGTCGAATTCCTGGTCGCTTCTGGCTGCCGCCTCTCAGAAGCCACAGCGCTGCGACCTGACGACGTTGATCAGGCTGCGGGAACCGTGCGGATTTGGCAGGCGTGGAGGCGCGGCGGGGGAGGGTATCGCCTCGCACCACCGAAGACCGCCCGGTCGAAACGAACAATCAATGTGGGCAAGGGCACCCTCGAGAAGCTGAATTACTCGGGTGAGTGGCTGTTCACAAACTCGGGGCGTGGCCGGCGAGCCGAAGGCGGCCCGGTCCGGCCCCCGAACTTCCGCGCCAACGTCTGGTGGCCCGCAGTCGAAAAAGCTGAACTTCCAAGCGATCCCCGCATCCACGATCTGCGGCACACCTGTGCGTCGTGGATGATCCTGGCCGGCGTTCCTCTGCCTGTGGTCCAACGCCACCTCGGCCACGAGTCCATCCAGACGACCGTCGACCTGTACGGACATATCGATCGAGCGAGCGCCGAGGCCGCCGCAGACGCAATAGCGAACATGCTGGCCTAGTGGCCGACCTGGCGGTTGCTTTCCGCGAAGAAATAAGATCAGGGCCGTTTCGACTAAAAACAGCGGTAGAGCGTGGAATGGGGCACACGCGGTTAAATCGTGCTGAAAGGCGTCTAAAATAGGTATTGTGCGCGCATACGCAAGAATGTGCGCGTACACGCAGCAGCAAGAAAGGGGCGCGAGGTGGGCATCCGTAAGTCTGCGGGGCAGGTTGACGTCACCTACGTCAAGCAGGGGCAGATCGCCGCGATTACTCGCATGCGCCCTGAGCCGTCCAAGCGCGCCGCCGAAGCTCTTGCACGCGCGGCCACTCGCCGCGGCGAGCGGTGACTGCGCAGTACGCCTGCGTACCTCTCATTGAGGATCACCACACTTCATATTTCGGATGTGGCCACGACAGTGGACTAGACCAGTGGCTGGATGGTCGCGCGCTGCAAGAGAAGAACCTCGGCCGCTCGGCGACCCATGTGTGGCTGGACCAGGGCGACTGCGTGGTCGCTTACTTCACCCTTCTGCAGACGACAGTCGAGGAAAGCGATGAATCGATCTTTCGGTTCTTGCGCCCCAAAGGGCACCCTCGTAACCAGGCGCTACCAGGCATCTTGATCGGCAAGTTGGCATTGGACCAGTCACTGCAACGCCTCGGTTTGGGGTTGGATCTGATCGCAGACGCGTATTACACAGCCGCCGAAGCGGTGATGCTGATCGGCGGTGCAGTGCTCGCCGTAGACCCGATGAATGAGAAGGTCGCAGGCATATACCGCGAGTTCGGATTCCAGTCCATAGAGGGCAGCGACCGCATGTTCCTAAGTTTCAGTGAGTTCAACAAAGGAACCGCCTTTGCCTGAGTTCCCCGACGCACCCTGAGTAGCGGGCCCCTCCGTAAGAGAGCGAAACGGAGGGGCCTTCTGCTGCGCGCATCCCGACAGTACGACGGCCGGCCGCGATAACGAAACGTCTATCCACAGGTTTCGGAGCGATTCCCATTGCGGGCAGGGCGCCATGTACCAGACTGTTTCGCATGCCGAACGTCGAGGTCAATGGCCAGTCGATTCACTACACCGACAGCGGCGGGAAGGGGCGGGTCATCCTGGCGACGCACGCGACGCTCATGGACACTGTGTCGCTGGAGCCTCTGACTGATCGGCTCGACGGATATCGTGTGATCGCTTTCGACCTTCGCGGCCACGGCAGAACCGTGTACGACAAGCAGTCTTACGACTACCTCGATGTCGCCGATGATGCTCTGGCGCTAGCCGATCACCTCGGTATCGATACCTTCACGTTCCTCGGGGAGGGGCAGGGAGCAGTGGTTGCGCTGCGCGCAGCGCTCAAGGCGCCCGCTCGGGTCGAACGGCTGATTCTCATCGGGCCCACAGCGGATGCGGCTTCGGTCAGCGAGAACGCGGCGCTGGATGCGTCCATGGATGTGTGGTGCACGTACGGCCCTGACCCAGAGGTGTACCACCTGGTCGCGCAGTACGCGACGGGGACACCCGAGGCGGCGACCGCTCTGCTGGAACGCTGGCAGGCGTCAGCGTGGAGCGACTACCGGCCAGCGGCCGACGCGCTCGCTAGCCGTACGCGGTTCGTTGACGAACTTCACGCCATCACCTGTCCGACGCTCATTGTGCACGGCAGTGGCGACTTCTATGTGTCGATCGAGTTCGGGCGTGAGGTAGCCGAAAATCTCGGCGGTCCAACTGAATTCGTAGAGCTGGCGACTGAACGGCAAGCGATTACCGTCGCGTTCGATCCGCGTGTGGGTGACGCGGTGCTCAGCTGGCTTGACGGTCAGTAACTGCGCCAAACAGTAGGACGCCGTCGTGCATCGACGAACGCCACGCGCGCATGTCGACGGTGACGATGTCGGCGGTATCGAGGTCGCGGAGCACCCACGGCCGTGTCGCGGGGTCGATCGGGATGATCTGCGAATCCCATTGCCGCTTAAACACTTTGATAGGCATCAGGCTACGCACGACCGACTGTAGGCCGAGGTCGGTGGGTGCTGCGGCCAGGCCGAATCGCAGCAGGCCCACGCACCACTCGGACGTTTCGTCCCAGTTCTGGATGACGTCGAGGGCCTTGGTGGAGTGGTAGTGCCAGTGCACCAAATTGGGTGTGATCCACACGCCCTTAAACAGGCGCATGAATTCGTCGTTGGCCTCTTCGACGGTCCACGCCGCGCTCATCCAGGCGGCTGGGTGAGGGTTGACGGCCTGCAGGTATCGCCGGATGTCTGATATCGGCATCGCGGTCTCCGCGGTCATCTTGCCCCCGAGTGCATAGAGGTAATGCGTTTCCCATGACGATAGTCTCAGCGCCTGCGCGATCGCAGTGAGCGCGGTGGCCGGCGGGGTATGGCTGTTGGCTTCGACTTGCCGCATCCATGAAGCGGAGTAGCCAGTTCGATCGGCTAGCTCTCGTTGGCTTATACCAGTTCGGGCGCGTGCTGCACGGACGAATGACCCAAGATCATTGCCCGCGAACACACAAGAAACGTAGACGCTCAACGATCTTGACGCTTGTTGTTTGCCGGTGATTGAGTTGGTTTTCAGCCAGCTCAAAGGGTCGGGGGACTCGGCAGGGAGGGTGACGAAGATGTCTAGCCCATGAGGCGCCAGTAGCCAGCCACGGCGGGACCAGCCCAGAATTTTGGGGTGAGAAGCCCCCTGCAACCTGTGATGCACTAGATGGGTGACGACGAAAACCCATCCGCGAGAGTGGTGGTCAGATCTTTCAGGCCGTCCATACGGTGGTCTACATGCGAGAAAAACACGGAGCACTGAGTTATCCACAGGGGGTGTGTCGCGGAACGTCATTTCAAATCCGTGGCAGCGTTTCCCGTATGAGTACAGGAGATCCCAATGGGGGCAAGCGCCCAGCGACGTGGGCATTCACTCTGAACATCGACACACCGATGGACAGGGTGAACTTTGCGAAACGCCGCACCAGGTCACGCCGTGGCCCTGTACGGGCGCTGCCCCTTGCGGTCGTCGGAACCGTGCCAGAAACTCGTCGTGTGTCAGGCCGAAAGCGTGTGACACGCGGAAGGCGGCCAGTCTCAACCCGACCCTGACAGTGGCTAGACCCCGTGGTTTCCGGAAATCGACGTCAGAATGAGGTTAGGGCAAGGCGCTCGGCGACGGCCGCGGATAGGAGGGCAGCGATGCAACGTGATTGCGGCATGTGGAAGGTGACACAAACCGGGCTTACGGTGATTGACGTGAAGAAAATCTCGGTTGGTGCGGGGCGAACCGTCGTGAAAGTCGGCGTGTCGTCCTTCACCGACCCTGGTGACACAAACCGCCCTTAGGCTTTCTGAAAGCGGATCGACGACATGGAGGAGATATGCAAATTGGCTGAAAAACCCAGGGCGGATGCCGGTTGCCGCCTGAGACAATCAAGGGGTTCGCAAAGCGGTGTAGGGGTGGTTGCGAAGCCTCTGGGAACGGTATGGAATGTCAGAGATGTAAGTCGATGTCGCACCCCCGACATGAAGGATGCTCCAGCGGTCCAGGCCGGAGCATCCGTGACTAAGCCATCACCTGTGGGCACAGAAGAAGGGATCAGTCATGCCAAAGGTACACCAAATCACACCCCTGTACAGCGTTCACACAGAAGCTGTCGCGTCGCTGGGATGTATTTCCGCAGGTCAGAGTGTTGGGTTGGCGGCCGCAGATGAGTGAATCAGAATCCGAAACACACAACCGCGATAGCGAACGAACACTTGACATTGCGCGTCGACGCCTCCTCAAGCGTCTCGACGCCAAACCCTACGACACTTGGTCAGCCCCGCTTCTTACTACGGTCTGCGCTGTGATCGATGCTTTCGATGAGACGGGTGGAATGTTCATTGAGGCCGTCGAGAGCGTCCCGCGACTGCGGCTCGTCGAGTGAGTTCGTTGCGGCCGTTCGGATAACGCCGTCGAAAACCACCATCTCGGAAAACTCGCGGCGGTACCGGGCTCGGGCGGCGTCGTATTCCTCGTCAGTCAGAGACAGCTGGGCGTGTAGATCGGGTTCGCCACCCTGATGCGGCGTTGATAGCCGGGCAGCGAGGTACTGCACGTAGGCGGCGTCATCCACCTCAGCATCAAAGCCAACGCTTCTTTCGTCTGCGCCTCCTAGCTGTTGCCTGGCCTGCTCCACCAGTACCCGGCGCTCGCGCTGCTGCTGCGCTCTGCGTCGCATTTCCGCATAGTGAACGTCTAGAGATTTCGCAACGATCGCCGCCGCTGCCTCAGATGGCTCGTTGGCCGAGATCGACCGCCTTGCCAGAATGTCCTCAAGCGCTATCGATAAGTGACGCACGCGATCGCGGCCAGTGATGCCAGCTTGATCGATTCGGGCCTCTTCATCCATGAACTCGTCGAGGACGCCCAGCTCAGTCGCACGCCGAATTGTTTGCGCCCAAGTGCGCGTGTCCAACGTGTGTGTCACTCGCTCGATGCCCACCACGCCGACGACGGCAGACTCGACCCGCCGTACATACGCGCTCACGTCGGGGTCGCCCTTGGTTATCGCCAATGCCTGGCCATCAATCACCAGGTCGACGAGCGGAGCGTACTCATCACTCGTGGTTTCGCTGTCATGCTTGGCGTAAATCTGGACCAGTTTTTCGAGAGCGGATTCGAGGCGAGAGGACTTTGTAGTGGGGGGCTCACCCCGTAGCGCCGCGTCCACGCTTCCTGGTTCCCAATCGACGGCGCGCTCCAAGTCGCGGCGCTTACTAGGGCTAAGTGAGCTTGCTCGACGGTTGATGATTTCGCGCACCTTGGCCGGCGACGGTCCGCCCCGAGCCTGAATCTCGGACTGAGTGAGGTTCAGCTCGGAGATTCGATCTTCCAGTACCTCCGCAAGGTGTCCCCAGTCTTCGCTTGACATACGACCCAGTGTGTCGCAACAGGGCGTGACAGGTCTAGCGCCGGGCAGACAGGTTTAGCGCTGCGGGTATTCGAACACCGCTAGTTACAGCCCTGTCATTTCGCAGATAAAACACAGAAACCGACAGATTTAGCGCTTTAACCCTTCCTCCTGTCCGACTCTGTCGCTATAGTTAGCGCTATGACCGATAGGGATAGCGCTCAAATAGCGGGACCTCAGATACGTATCAGGGCGCTCCGCGAAGCCCATGGATTCTCAGTCAGCCAGCTCATCGACCGCATCGCGGCACAGGGTGTAGACGGTGTGCACCCGGACACGATCCGGAACGTCGAACTCGGATACAAGCGGGCGAGCAAGCCACTTATCACCGCGTGGGCCAAAGCGCTCGGGCTGAGTTCGTTGGACGTCTGGCAGCCCGAGCCGTTGAAATCTTCGCGGGACCGTGTGGCCTCATGAACGCCGGACTGGTTCGCGTGCCAGTGTCTGGCGCCGACGACTTGATGGCGATGCAGGCCGACGGCCTTCAGTGGGCGTCGCTGCGCTTCATGTGCGATTCGCTGGGCATCAACTACACCACCCAGTTGGACAAGCTGCGCCGCAAGTCATGGGCAACCGTATGCACTAGGGGGACGGTTGCTGCAGACGGCAGAACCCGTGACATGGTGATGGTCGATAGCAAGACCATCCCTATGTGGCTGGCCACTATCGATGAGAATCGGGTAGCCGAAGAGGCAAAGCCGAAGCTGATTGCCTATCAGCGTGAGGCCCGCGATGCACTCGATGCTTACTTCAATCAGCGCGTCGTTGCCGCGCCGCCGGTCAACCAGTTCGACGTGCTGCGTGCTGCCATCGATCAGATCGAGGCCGCCCAGCGTGACGCGACTCAGGCCAGGGAGATCGCCTCGCGCACGGAGGCCCGGCTCGACGCGATCGAGGGCAAGCACGACTGGCTATCGGCGCTCGGGTATGCCCGCCAGGCCGGGTTGCCCACGTATACGCGGTACCTCCAGAAATTGGGCAAGGCCGCTGCTGCCATTGCTCGCGCTCATAGCGTCGAGCCGAATCCCGTCCAGCACCAGCTGTTTGGTGTCGTCAACAGCTTCCCCGTCTACATCTGGGACATCGCAGCCGAGGGGTTCGACGCGTGAGCGCAGTCGACGGCGCCGCGAGGTCAGCGCTGTTCCAGCTCCGTGATTCGATTAGTCAACTGCTGGACAAGCTCTTCCATTTTCTTTACGGCCCCGACAAGCAGCCCGATCTGAAGGATCGCCCGCGAACCGTACGAGTCGGCGCCGCTCATTCGAGACATGGACTCCATGCTGTTGACGATGAACTTTGTTATCGGTGTGTTCTCAAGTGGTCCAGCATCGATGATAGGGAAATCGCCAGGCTGGGTGCGGACGAACGACTCCAGGTCGGACAACCCCGCGATCAACACTTCGTTGGTCGACCATTCCCCGCTGTTCAAGCGGGTTGCGGCCTCCACTGCGATCTCCAGGTGCCCCGGTATGACGAGTTCCTTCTCCGGGATGTCTCCACTCACAACAGATCTCCTTACGTTGCACGGGCTGTCACCCGTTATGTAGTCGGCGCGCACCTTACGGCGTCCCGGTGGTTGCAGGGTAAGGCGTGGGTCCGACGTCCCGCGTGGAGTTCGCGGGCGTCGGACGCCACGACCACACCGCTCCGGGGCGAAGCCGCATGACAACCGTGTCCACTTATCCGCTTGAAGAGGCTGCGGAGCACTTCGGCAATTCGCCGGAATGGCTCGCCCAACAGCTGCGGTCTGGGCGGTTCAGCGGTTACAAAGTCGGACGGAAGTGGCGGATGTCCGATTCGGATATCGCGGACGCCTTGGAAAAGTGCCGACGCGACGCCCGCCCATCTACACCGGCCGGTGATGCCCAACCGATTGAAGGTCTGGTCAGTGCCACGCCGACGACTCAACGCAGGTTCGCTTCGTAATCCATTGCAACACAACTGAAAAACGCTGGCGGTAGCAGCCCCTACCACAGTTCGCCACCGCCAGCGCCCTACACCAACCCCCTTCGATGAGGAGTCGGCATGCAACACCGTAGTTCTGTTCGTCATACCCGTCTACTGATTGCCGCCGGTGTCGGCGCAATAGCAGCCGCGTTCCTGTTGTCCAGCCCCGAAACTAGTGCGCAGCCCGCTGGCTCGCTCGACACGGTTATCGCCCGACTCACTGAAGAGGGTTACCGGGTCGCCGTCGAAACGTTCGGCGATTGCGATCCGCATGACGGCACGATCGTCGCGACCCGGATCGGGCCGACGGTGTGGGCGGACACGACCAGCGACACGAAAGCTGGCGGTGGCGGCACTGACGCGGCGAGTGCGGGCCAAGCGGGTTCGCGCGGCGGTGTGCCATGGACGCGGTCGGTGTCGTACCGCATCGCGTACGTCACCGTGAACTGCAACCCAGGCAGTGCGATCCGATGACCACGGAGGCGGCGCCGGCTGTGTGCCCGTGTGAGGCGGCGCCGGAAACCTTGGACTGCCCGCGCGGCTGCGGCTACCAGGTGCTCGCCAAACCCGTTACCGCCCAAGGCGTGTGGAACGCAGGGCCGTGGCGGATGCAGGTGCACAATCGTGTCGCCGAGATTTTCGGCCGCTGCCCGGTACCGCCCATGGTGGGGAAGGGGCAGCGCTGATGGCATTCGGACCCAACCCGGCCGATGTGCGTGCCGCAGAGGTCGCCGCGCAGGAGGCGCGCGACCGGCTCACGTCGAAACCGTTGACACCATTCGAAACTGAACTACTGACCGTACTCGGCGAAATCCGGAACGCGCTCAAGGCAGCCGGAAACAGCGCTGGGGCTGTGACCGGACCAGGCGACGGCGGTGAAACGTCCCGCCGTCGCCACCCCAACGCGCCCGCCGGACGTTCGAAACAGTGCCCGTGCGGCCGACAGGTCTACCTGGGCAGCGCTTCGGGTAAGTGGGTGCACATCGATGACGCCACACCTGCATGCGAGGTGGTCTGAATGCCTCGGCGTCCACCGCCACCGCCGGATACCGCGGACAAGATGTGGCGCGCTGCGGCGCTGCTGGCCGAGGTCAACCACGTCTACGGCGAAGACGTCCATTTCTCGTGGAGTGTTTTCGAGCTTCGGTTGACCGCGCAGCTGTTGGAGCATGCGCACGCGACGCGACGTAAGCCCAACGACCGGAAACGGAAAGCGTCATGACCGCGAACCCCACCACCGGAATCACCGGTATCTACACCAAACGCGATCCCGAGTTCCTGCAACCGGGGTCAGCGCAGTGGTCGAAGGTCATCACACCATCGAAAGTCGCTGCGATCCTCGGGGTTTCTCGCTACGAGTCGGCGTACCGGCTCTGGCACCGCATGCAGGGATTGGTCGATCCGGAACCACCCAAAGAGGTATTCGACATCGGCCACGACCTCGAAGCGTATGCCGCGAACCGGTGGCGTCGCCGCAACCTCGGTTGGCGACTATCCGAAGGCGAAGTGCAGGTGCACATCGACCCCGACAAATTCGGGTTTCCATGCGTGGCCACCGTCGACCGGCGCGGCGTGCGGGGCCGTTCGCGTCGGGTGGTCGAGTTCAAGTCGGCGCGGCACTTCAACGATCTGGAACTGTTCGGCGATGACCTGACCGGTGATTGCCCGGAAGACTATGCCGCCCAGGTGATGACGCAAATGTTGTTCACCGGCTGGACGGATCTGCCAGGGCATCTGCTGGTGGTGGGCCCGTACTACAACGAACGCATCTACGAAATCGAGTTCGACGCGAGCACCGCGGCGTGGATCCTCGACGAAGCGCAGAAGTTCTGGGGGCTGCTGAAGTCCGACAAGGTACCGGACCTCGATAACACGGTGCACACCTACAGCTGCATCCGCGAGATGAACCCCGAAATCGATGCGGACGCGACCACGGTCCTGGATGCTGCCGAGGCCCTGCAATTCGTCACGGCCAGACAGGAATTCGACCGCGCCGAAGAGAACTACCAGGGCGCGAAAAACATGCTGATGAAACGCATGGAACGCGACAAGCGCGCCGAATTCGGCGGCGTCAAGATCGCGCACCGCCAGAAATCTAGAGGCTCGGTCGCGCTCCATGCGGCCAAAGGTGTCACCCCCGAACAAATCCGATTCCTGAACGGAGACAACCAGTCATGACCGAAACCACCACGAAGGTTGCCAATGAACACGCCGCCCAGATCTGGCCCGATCCGTTGGCGCAGGCTGCCGGCGAGATAGCGGTGTCCGCGCCGCTCGGAACGGAACTCGCGATCCACACAGGGCAAGCCCGATTCAGCGAAGCCCAACGCGCAGCATTGCGGCAGCTCGGTATCGAGGACGCCACAGACGGCGATCTGGACGTGTTCTTTCACGTCTGCCAAACCACCGGTCTCGATCCGTTCCGCAAAGAGATCTACATGATCGGCCGTAACACCAAGCTCACCGAGTGGCTAGACAACGGGGAAGGCGGCCGACGCAAGGTTGAGCGGTACGTCACCAAGTACACCATTCAAACCGGTATCGACGGGTTCCGGCGCAAGGTCCGCGAGTACGCGCACCACAACGGAGACACGCTGGCCGTTGAAGGCCCGTTCTACTGCGGCGACGACGGGGAGTGGAAAGAGGTATGGCCCGGCAAGACCCCGCCGGTCGCCGCGAAGTTTACCGTTATCCGAAACGGTGAGCCCTTCACTGCGGTAGCGCATTTCGACGAGTTCGTGCAGACGAACAACGTCTACGAGGGCACCGGCCAGGGCCGCAAGGTCGTCGGGCAGGAACCCAACAGCATGTGGGCGAAGATGCCGCGCAACCAAATCGGCAAGTGCGCCGAGGCGGCGGCATGCAGGCGCGCCTACCCGAACGAGTTCGCCGGCCTGATCCTCACGGATGCTGCGCAGCCGACGGTGATCGACGGCGAGGTCGTCGAGGAACGCCAAGCCCCGCCGCAGCGCGCGAAGGGAGCGAGTCGACTCCGTGAGCGCGCAGCCGAAGCTGCCGCGCAGCAGAGTGCGCAAGCGGCAGAGACCGCGGGGGAACTCAGTGCCGATGCCCGCGAGAAGTGGCTTAAGGCGATGTTCGCCGCACTGAACAAAGCCGAATGCACCGACCGCGACGAACAGCTCATCGTCATCGCCGGAATCCTCGGACGAACCGAGCTATTCGAGCACCGCGCCGACATGACCGACCAGGAACTACGCACCATCGTCAACGCCCTCAACGGCTTCAAGGAAGCGGGCAGGCTCGATCAGCAGATCAACGAGTACGTCAATGCTTGGTCGCTACGGGAAGCCGACGAACTCGACGCCGTCGCCAACACCGACACCGATGGTGGTGAGCAAGGCGAACTCGGCCTCGAAAGCGACCAGAACTGATGTCGCGCACCGGAAAGTTCACCGCCAAAGGCGGGTTGACGCTCGGTGCCGTGCACATGTTCGCCGCCAACGCCATTCAGGCCGGATACGGACCTGACGCGACGGTTTGGGTTTCCAAGCCTGACCAAGACGGCGACGTCATCGTGACCGTCACCGATCCCCACCTAGACCCGGCCGACAACTCGTCGGACGCAACCGACCCGACCGGGCCGGAAACCACCACCACCGCAAGGAGATAACACCGCCATGGGAGCCACCACCAAACCCAAGGATCTGAAGTCCACCAACGCGCTCGACGACATCGACGACGGAGAACCGCACGCGTACATCGGGTTCCGCGCCACCAACATCAAGATCAACAACCCGCCCTGCCTCAAAGAGGGCGGCACCCTGCTCGTGAAGTACCGGTGCATCGAGTCGAAGGTCGTAGAGGCCGCAGACGGCGAAATGCGCGACAAACGCACCCTCAAGGTCGAATGGGTCGGACTGCCAGGGCAGAAGGCGCCGGCAGGTGCGGACGAGAACCAGGGCTCGATGCTGGACGTGGTTGACGGCAACCCGGTCCCGTCCGCCGAGGCCACGGGCGACGAGAGCGTCGTCGACGCCGAGGTCATCGACGACGAAGACGATGCGGAGACGGGCCCGGAGTTCAGCGATGAGGGGTAATCCGAGCCGTGCTCGGCGCCGGGCCGCGCGTGCGGTCCGGCAGCCGTCACGGATGACCGACTATCAGCGGCACCGCCAAGCCGAGCAGCTGCACGGCGTCGACAAGATCCGCGACTACCTGCACGACATCGACCTCGAAGTCCTCAACGAACTAGCCCACTCGGACACACACGGTGAGCAGGATGTATGCGACCAGGTGGACGACTCTGCCGAGGATGGGGCTGAAGTAGTCCACCCCACCACGCACCACCACGCCGACACCGAACCCGTGCGGGAACCCAACGCCTACGAACTGGCGATCCTCGGTGCGCTGCAGCACAAGAGCGTGTACCAGGGCAGCGTTCCGGTCGACGATATCCGGCGACGACGTCTACGGAACCGGGACTCGAAACGTGCTCGCCGACTGCAGCGCCGCAGCAAGGTACGGCGGATGCGGCGCCGCCACCAGGCAGCCGCCGGCAACGCTGCAGCCTTCGCGCTGTTCATGCTGACCTCGGCATTCATCGGCGCCGTCACGATGCTCGCCTCGCCCGGCTGGTGGATCTCATGACCAGCGTCGAGCCACGCGAGTTCCCGATCGGTGTCGTCGTCACCCTCGCCATCGGGAACCCCGACCGCATCTTCTGCCTGCTGTCACAGGTGTACGACGTGTTGGGGCACATGCTCGGCTACGTGCCGCTCGTGTCCGAGATGGCGCCAGCGTTCGAAGCATGCAGAACCGCGGTGCGCGAACAGCATCCGGTGCTGGCCGAAGCGATCGACCCCGGCAAGACACCGGCATTCGGCACGCTCGCCGTCGACACGGAAATCCTGCAATGGCTCAGCAATTTAGCGCGTGAACACGGCGAAATGTTCGCCCTGACACCGCTATCGGCGCCCGCGCTGCCCGACGAGCTGCCACCGCAGCCCACGGCCGAACCGCTGGTCGTGGCCGAACCGGGCAGCGGCACGTGAGGTGCGCGAAGTTCGTCGGCGACCGCACCGACGAGTTCAGCATCGGCCAGCAGTTCGGCGAAACCCTCGAAGGCCGTCCGGTCCGGGTCGTATCCGTCACATACGACCCGGACACGGACCGAACCATGGTCGAAGGCGAACCACTGGCCCCAGATGCGCCAGAAGGGTTGCGGCTGCGCTACTTCGGTGGCCGCGACCCCAACATCGAACCCCCTGACAGTGTCCAACCCCTCACCGACGAGGTAACCCCACAATGACCGAAACACCAGACCTGACCTTGCGCCAGTGGTTCGGCAAGCTCATCCGAGGCCAGCACCATCTAGCGATCGGCGGCGAAGACGACCCCTACCTGCTGCGCTGGTATCTGATCCCACGTAACAAGCGGCTGAACATCTACCTGCACCAGTTCATTCGATCCGACGACGACCGCGCTCTACACGACCGCCCATGGTGGTTCTGGTCATTCGTCCTGGCTGGCCACTACTACGAGCACCGCGCCGACGGCCGACGCATCAAACGGCACTGGGCGTCCATCGCCTACCGGGCAGCGAAAACCCGGCACCGCGTCGAGCTGCCCAAGTCGAATGACCCGATGTCGCTGCTGGAACGCGAAGACTGCTGCTGGACCATCGTCGTCACCGGACCCCGAACCCGTGACTGGGGGTTCTGGTGCCCCGGGGGCCGATTCATCTTCACCGAACGGGGCGAAACCAGCACCCTCGACGTCGACCGGTTCATCCCGCACACCGCTTGGGGCGCCGCCGGATGCGGCGAACCATTCACCGGCACATTCCACGCCCGCAACGGACTCTGGAACCGGGGTGCGCGCTGATGACCAGCACCGAATTCGTCCTCCAACTCGTCGCGGCCGAACGTCAACGGCAACAGGACAAATGGGGCGAACAGAACCACCCCAACATCGTTTCTTCAGGTACCTACGCCGACGCGATACGCGGGGAATCGGCGAGGTTCTATGGCATTCCGACAGCAGCAGAGGCCAAGGCACGCACAGACGAACGCGCTCGGCGTGGCGAGGTCACATGGATGGACATCCTGATCGAGGAACTTGCGGAGGCTGCCGAGGCGGCTGACATCTATCAGATGAACCGTGAGGTGTTCAGGCTTGAAGATGCAGACTCGCTGCGTCGCGAAGTCGTCGAAGAGCTTGTGCAGGTGGCGGCGGTGGCGGTGCAGTGGGCCGAAAAACTCGGCGGTGCAGGATGACGGCCCGCATTGGTTCGTTGTTCTCCGGTGCCGGCGGACTGGACCTGGCCGTCGAGCATGTCACCGGTGGCCGCACGGTGTGGCATTGCGAGGCCGACCCGGACGCGGCGAAAGTACTTGCCGCCCATTGGCCGGGCGTGCCGAACCTGGGCGACATCACCGCCGTTGATTGGTCGGCAGTCGAGCCCGTAGACGTGCTGTGCGGTGGGTTCCCCTGCCAGGACGTGTCGGCGGCGGGCCGTCGCGCCGGTATCGCATCGGGCACAAGGTCGGGGCTCTGGCTGGAGTACGCCGAGGCAATCAATCAACTGCGACCACGACTGGTGGTCATCGAGAACGTCAGGGGGCTACTCAGTGGCTACGCCCATCGCGCAATGGAACCCGGTCCGGATGATCTGGGAGACCGATCAAGCCGACCTATTCTGCGAGCAGCGGGAGCCGTACTCGGAGACCTGGCCGACCTCGGGTACGACGCTCGATGGACAACTGTTGCCGCTTCCGACATCGGAGCACCACACCGCCGCGAACGCGTCTTCATTGTTGCCTACCCCGCGGGCAAGCCGTGGAGCCTCGACCAGCGAGACCCGCGACGCACTGCTGCCGACCCCGACGGCGACCGATGGGACCAAGGGCGGCCCGAATCAGCGGGGTTCATCGGGGGATCTGATGCTGCCCTCGGCGGTAATGCGGCTCACCGAGTAGAACTACTGCCTACACCCGCAGCCAGCCGCTATCCAAGCAATCGGTCGCCGAGCGCAGGGGCATCCGTGCGACCGAGCCTCGACTCGATCACAGACCTGCTGCCGACCCCATCGGTCGCTGACGGCACGGGTGGTCACCTGACCCGCTCGGGTGTACGCGGTGACGAGCTGCTCTTGCCCGGTGTCGCCAAGGCATACGCCGAGGGCGCGTTGCTGCCGACGCCGAAGGCGACAGATGCGCATAGTTCGTCGCCTGCCGACCTAAATCGAAACGACCCGGGGTTACGAGCGATTGATGGATTGTTGCCGACACCCTGCGCCAGCGATGCGACAGGCGGCGGCGCTCATCCCGACAGCCGAGAGGGCCATTCGCGCCAACTGATCGACTACGCACTGTTGAACGGCACACCGCAGTGGGGCAAGTACGCGCCTGCGATCCGGCGGTGGGAGGCCATCACCCGCGAGGCCCCCTCGCCGACAGAGCCCGGCGCGAAGGGTAACCCGCGTCTTGCGGCTCGGTTCTCTGAGTGGATGCAGGGCTGGCCGCTCGGATGGGTTACCGCCGTGTCGATCTCACGCAGCGCCATGCTGCGCATCATCGGAAACGGCGTCGTACCCCAGCAGGCGATTGCGGCGCTGTACTGGCTGCTCAGCCTTTGCGAGGTGGCCGCGTGACCCACTTGGACAGCAGTTCGCGAATCACCTCGGACAGGGGACGTCCTTCTGCGTCAGCCTTGTCCTGGGCCGATGACCACAATTCATCGTTGCATCGGAAAGCGCGCAGCGGGTCTCTAGGCATCGACGGGCACCTGCACGCCAGCCCATGCGATGAGACGCTGCCCGACATCCTGGGCTTGCTCTTGGGTGAGGTTGGTTCCGATACCGCCGACGTTCACGGCGTTAGTTCCGTCCTCGATATCGACATTGACAGACCAGCATCCGGTAGCGCCGTCGGGCAGTGGGGCGTTGCGGTCGGACTCAAAGGTGTGACTCGCCGAGGTGAGCGGGCTGGCTGTCCATCCGATGAGCGCGGTTCCGAGTTCACGCGCGGTTGCGCGGGACAGGCGGGCGATACGGGTCACGTCGTTCGGCACGTTGCGGCCGAGCAGCTGGCAGTAACTAACGGGTCGTGTGTCGACTACCAGGTACTCGGACCGTTCGCCGTACTTGCGGAATGTGTCGGTGGTCTGGGCCATTTCAACCCCCGTTTCTTCGATTGGTATATACCACGGTATATACCGCGAGCGTCGGTGTCAATAACCGGCTTGGAGGCGAAATGACATCCCTCCCCACCCCGCGCTACGACCGTACGCACGCACCAAAGCCGAATCTGGAACAGCGTCCGTGGTTCACATTCCAATGCCAGCGCTGCGGCCAGGACTTCCGCGCCCGGTTCATTGCCCGCGAATGCCGCGACTGCTGGGCCGAAACCGCAGCCATCTACCCAACACTCTGGCCCGGAACCGGCGAGGCCAGCGGCTCATGAAAGGCACACCCGTGAACCAAACAGATGACGGCACAGAACCGTTAGGTGAAGCACCCGAAGTCACCCGCCCCGGCCAAGACCCGCTCTACGCGGCGGCGAAGCTACTGGAATCACGCGGCTATGCAGTCGTCGAGCTGCCCAAACCGATTCAAAACAGGCTGGGCCGGTTCGCCGTGGGTGTCGGGGGATTCGTGACAGCAGCAGGAAATGACGTAGCGATCAGCCAGTTCGCCGGCAGCCCAATCATACTTCGCAGCACAGATAGGGCGCTCCAGCTCGCCGCCGCGATCCTGGCAGTCATCGCATACATCGAGTCAAACGCCGTCGGAGCGTCCCATGGGTGACAAGACACGCATCGAATGGACTGACGCCACATGGTCACCAGTGACCGGTTGCACCCGTGTCAGTAATGGATGTCTGAACTGCTACATCGAACGATCGACACCAATTCGTATCGCAGGCCGAAAGTTTGACGGTGAAGGCATCGGGTCGAGTCTGGCGGTACAACTCCACCCGAACCGTCTGGACTGGCCACTCCGAAAGCGTGACGGAAAGAAGATCTTCGTCTGCTCACAAGCCGACCTGTTCCACGACGACGTGCCTGACGAGTACATCGCCCGCGTGTTCGCTGTAATGGCCTTGGCTCCACAACACACATTCCAGGTGCTTACTAAGCGGCACGGTCGGATGCGGTCGCTGCTTTCCAGTGATGATTTCCGGTCGGAGGTCACGCAAACCTTCGTTGGCTGGGCAGTCGAAGACCTCTCGCTGAAAACCGGTCATCTGGAGTCCGCTACCGGGGACTGGTGGCCGCTGCCGAACGTTTGGCTGGGCGTGAGCGCCGAGGATCAGAAGCGCGCCGACCTCCGCATCCCGGCACTGCTGGACACCCCGGCCGCTGTGCGGTTCGTCAGTGCCGAGCCGCTTCTCGGGCCGATCGACCTACATGGTGACCCGATCGGGAAAGACTCGGTTTTCTGGATCGGGCATCTGGACTGGGTGATCGTCGGTGGCGAATCCGGTCCGGGCGCAAGGCCGATGCATCCCGACTGGGCGCGCTCGATGCGCGATCAGTGCGTAGCCGCTGGCGTGCCGTTCCTGTTCAAGCAGTGGGGCGAGTGGTCGCCAGACCTGAGCCTGAATGAGCCTGTCGCCAATGGCAAGCGGCTCAAGTATCAGCGGCGGGCACTGCTACCCGACGGTTCCATAGCGCCGCCTTGGACGCCATGTGAGTTCGTCGACCGCGTGGGCAAGAAGCGGGCCGGGCGCGAGCTGGACGGGCGCACCTGGGACCAGTACCCCGAGGTGGTGGCGTGATGCCTGCGCCTGCTATCCGGGTGCTGTCCCTCGGCGCTGGTGTCCAGTCGACGGTGCTGGCACTCATGGCGTGCGACGGCACGCTGCCTGGTCTGGACGCGGCGGTGTTCGCCGATACCGGCTGGGAGCCACCTGCGGTCTATGAGCAGGTGGACCGGCTCGCCGCCGAGCTTGCCCGGGTGGATATCCCGTTGTACCGGGTTTCGTCGGGGAACCTGCGCGCCGACACCCTCGACCCGGCACACCGGTTCGTCTCGGTGCCGTACTTCACACTCGCTCCCGCCGGTACCGAGGTGCCTGTTTATGGCGTATGCGCCCCCTGCGGCGGCTCCGGCCGTGGACCATCTGACGAGCCTGATTCATGTTCGGTGTGCGGTGGCGACGGCCGTGGGTCGATCGTGGGCACCAGGCTAGCCACTGCCACTGAACGGCACGGCATGGGCCGTCGCCAGTGCACCAGCGAGTACAAGCTCAAGCCGATCAAGGTCAAGGTGCGCGAGCTGCTGGGCTACCCACACCCGACACCGGTACCGCGAGATGTATTCGCCGAGCAGTGGATCGGCTTCTCCACTGATGAGATCCACCGGGTACGCGACCGGCTGGACGTGAACTACTCCCGGCCGCGGTACCCGCTGCTGGAGCTGGGCATGTCCCGCAAGGACTGCCAGCGCTGGCTAGAGCGCGCCGGGTGGGGCCACACCGCCAAGAGTGCGTGCATCGGCTGCCCGTTCCACGGCAACGCCCAGTGGCGGTACATGTACGAGCGGCGCGACATCTGCGCGACGTGCAACCACCCCCGTGACGACCACTGGCGCGGGTTCGACGAACCCAAGGCATGCGCGCATCTGTACAACCGGGACCAGCCCGAAGCGCCCGCCGATCTGTGCATGTGTAAGCGGTTCCACTCCCTCTGGGATGACGCGGTCGATTTCGACCGCCGTATCCGCAAGGGTGGTGCGTCGGCCAACCCACTCGACGGCGAGGCGTTCCTGCACCGCTCACGAGTTCCGTTGGACCTGGCGCCAATCGACCGCGTGACACGTGCCGAGTACGCCGACATGCAGCTCGACCTATTCGAGGACGGCGACCCGGACGGCTGCTCACCGTACGGCTGCCGCAGCGGGGAGGTAGTCGCATGAGTTACAGGCGGCGCCGGTTCCCTCGCTGCAAGGTGTGCGGCGAGCCCGTGACCTGCGGCCAGGGTGACCGTCACCTGTCGTGCTCGCCGCTCTGCAAGGTCGACGGCTGCTGGGAACCGATTCCGTCCACCGGACACAAATGCAACGTCAAGAAAGCGAACGAACATGCCTGAACGCATCCAGCGCAAGCGCACCGCGGGCTGGCGGATGCCCGAAGGGTCCATCTACGTCGGACGGCCGACCAAGTGGGGCAACCCGTACGTTGCGGGTCCGGGTCGACCACGAATGCCATGGCTGCCAGAGGGAACCGTTCTGACCGTTGAGCAGACCGTCGCCTGCTATGCCGACATGGTTCGCGGCGGTGGCCCGAACATCAACGGCGACAAGTGGCTTACATCGCAAGTCGGCGTGATTCGCTACCTCCTGGCCGGGCATGACCTCGTGTGCTGGTGCAAGCTCGATCAGCCGTGCCATGCCGACGTGTTGCTGGAGATTGCTAATGCCTAACGTCACCAACACATCTGAGCTGCTGGCGTTGCTGCGGCGCCACTACATCAAACCTGGCTTGGACCTACCGGGTGGTGTGTTCGTACCGGAGGTTGGCGGTAACGGATCTTGGGGTGCCAGTGCGCGCGCCGACGCCATCTATGTCGGGTTCACCACCAGCAGCGGCAGGATCCTCATCGGGCACGAACTGAAAATCAGCCGCGCCGACTGGCTGAACGAGCTGAACAAGCCCGGCAAGGCCGATCAGTGGGCCGACCAATGCCACGCCTGGTATCTCGTCGTCAACGACCCGACGATCGTGAAAACCGGCGAGCTACCGGCCGGTTGGGGACTGATGTCACCGGGGCCAAGCCGCACCCGCATGGACATCCACACGTCCGCAGCCGTCAAGCCCGACCACACCCCTTCATGGGACGCCGTCAGGTCCGTCATGGCCCGCATAGACACCCTGCGCGCCAACGAGGTTGCCGCAGCCGTTGAGTCGCGCGACCAAGCAAGGCGCCGGAAGTACCAAAAGGATGTGAACGAGGCGGTCGAGCTGCGTATGAAGACCATGCCCGAAACCGGAGAGGCGGCAAGACGCCTCAAGCTCATCGAGGACGCCATCGGCGCCCCCATCGATTGGAGCGACCACGTCTGGTCGCCTGACCGCACTGTCGACCCGGAGCTGCTGGGACGTATCGGCAAGGCCGCGTTGGCCCTTGGCGGCATCGAATCGGCTATCCGTCAGCTCGCTAGGGGTTACAACAGCACGAGGGAAGTACGACGACTCATCGACGAATACGACGCCAAGCTCGCCGAGTTCCTGGCCCACGCCAACAACACCAGCCAGGCGGGGGAGGTGTCCGAGTAGTGCCGTGGTTCTACGTCGATGACGGCTTCAGCGATTCCAAGCCAATCATGAACCTGCCCACGACCCCTGTCCGTGTCCCAATGCGGATCGCGGTCGCCGGCGCGTGGGTTCTCGGCGGGTCGTGGTCAGCAAAGGAAGAACTCGACGGGTTCATCCCGCACGCGAAGCTGAAATCGCTTCTCGTACCGCGGTCGGTCGTCGCCGCCCTCACGGCCCCCGGACCCCTCGACGCCCCGCTGTGCTGCCTAGAAAGTGACGGAATTTTGGTCAGAAATTGGGCAAAATGGCAGCGAACTAAGGCAGAAAACGAGGCCAACCGCAAACGCGAAGCCGAGAAGAAACGGAACCAAAGACGGCGCGGCCGAAACTTTGTGACCGGCATAGATGACCAAATGTCCCCAGGGGACAACGACGGGGACACCGCAGAACCCGGCGAAAACGTGTCCCCTGGGGAGTCCCGTGGTCCCACCCCACCCCACCCCTTAGTAGTTACTTCTAGTGGGGATAGTCCGGTAGGAAGCCGCCCGGCCGAGCACTGCCCCCAACACCCCGGCGGAACCGAACAGCCCTGCGGCGCCTGCTTTAACGCGCGGCGCAACGCAAACACCTGGGACGCCCAACAGTTGCAAGCTGCCGCCGACCAGCGCGCAGCCACGCTCGCCGCGATCCGCGCATGCCCCGACTGCGACCCCAACGGCCTGCGCTACTCCGACCCGGAAGACCCCGAGTCGCCGCTCATCCGCTGCACCCACCCCCGATTGGAGAACACCGCATGAAAACCACCACACCCGCACAAGCTGCCAACGGCACCGGACGCTGGGAAGTCCGCATCAAACCCAAACCAGACCCCGACCAATGGTCTGCGCGGGTACCGACCGTGGTCGAAGCCTACCTGGCTGATCACACGCGTTTCGTGGTGAAATCGCCGCGCGGAGCCGAGATATTCACCACCCGAAACCAGTCCGCCGCGATGACCGTCGCACGCAGCCTTGCCAGCATCGACGAACTACTCGCCCGTGTGAACCGGCTGGAACACAAGGCTTTCGGCCAGCACCCCGCATTGCGCGCACCCATGGTGGTGGCGCCGTACCCGCGCCGACGCGGCGGCACTCTGCGGATGATTCAGGATCCCCACGCATGAGCCACATACCGCCCGCCATTGCGGCCACAGCAGACCAGCTGGTCGCCGCCGCCGACAAGGTGCTCGACCAGTTCATCGCCGAATTTCAAGCGCACCTCGCCGAACACGACGGTGACCCGCTATGCCCAATCGGTGCGCTCGCCGTCGGCGCCGAAGGCCAGGACCCCGAAGACGTCGCCTTCCTGTTCGCCGTCGCCGTCAAACGACTAGCCATGCCACGCAAGGAGATTAAGCTATGACCGGCCCCGAAGCCGTACTCGGCCTAGACCCATCACTCGCGCGCGCTGGAATCGCCGCGATCGTCCGCGACAACCCCGGCAGCATCGCCCGTCCGGGCGTGATCACGCACGTCGGATACTCGCTACGCGAAGGCGTTCCGTGGTGGCGGCGCAGCCGACGCATCATCACCGAAGCACGCGAAATCGCCTCCATCATCGGTGAAGTCCACACCACAACACCCATCGCCCGCGCCGTCATCGAAGGCCCCGCATGGGCATCGAACCTGCCCAGCAAGTTCGACCGCGACGGCCTCTGGTGGGCACTGTTCTCAATCCTCGACGCGAAACGAATACCCATCACCGTCGTAAACCCCACCACCCGAGGCAAATTCATCACCGGACGCGCCCCCAACGGCATGAAACCCGGCGAACACAAGAAACTGGTACTCGCCGAGTCCCAAGCCACATGGTTCGACGACCAACACCGCATCAAGAACCACGACCAAGCCGACGCTCTCGGCCTCGCGCACATGGGCGCCCTGGACCTCGGCTGGCGCCTACCAGTCGACACCCGACGCCGCCACGTCGAAAACATTGCCCTCGTCGACTGGGAAACCGAATGGCTGGCCTCGTAAATGTCCGGCGGCGCGATCTTCCCGAACAAGGGCCGGATCGAACGCCGGCTCGCCGAAATCGGCGGCGAACTGGACGAAACGTGGAAACTACGCGCCGCGTGCCGAGGGCACCCACGGCCAGACATTTTCTTCCCGCCGCCCGCACGGTCCGAAGCCACGATCAAACGGTCGAAATCGGAACTGGCGCGACGCCTGGTCATAGCCGAAGCGAAACGGGTGTGCGGGCACTGCCCAGTCCGCGCCGAATGCGGCGACTACGCCGACCAGATCGGCGACTACCACGGCATCTGGGGAGGACAAACCGGCCGCGAACGCGGACGTAAACGCGACGAATTCTGAACCACCACAACCGCAACTCGACCAACCGAAGGACTCACCGAAATGCCCGACTACCCACCCAACATGACACTTCGACCCATCGAAACATGGCCCCACAGCCTCACCCGCGACCGCCGCCGCTCGAATTTCTCGGCGCAGTGGAGCGACACCCTCACCCGGCTCGACCGCGAACTCTGGTACCTCGGGAAAGACCAGCAGTATGCCGCCGCGGTACTGCAAATCGCGATGCGCGAGCAGGACTTCCGAATCACTGATGGCATGCCGCGCGCCAACGCCACAGCACAGCACCCCGGCGTCATCCTGAACATCGAATCCCGCCACGGACCGCTGTCGTACCCGTGTGACACGTTCACCCGCTGGCAAGACAACCTGCGTGCCATCGCGCTCGGCCTCGAGGCCCTACGCAAGGTCGAACGCTACGGAATCACCCAAACCGGCCAGCAGTACCGCGGATGGCAGGCCATTGAAGCCAAGGCCACGCCGATCGCGCAGACCCCGGCAGGTGCCGCCGTCTATCTCGCGAAAGCCGCGCAAGGCAACGACGACAGCGTCTCCGATTGGGCACATCGCATCCTGCACGACCCCGAGACCGCCCGGACCACATATCGGAAAGCGCGCGCCAACACCCACCCCGACCGGCACGGCGGCGCCCGAACAGCCTGGGACGCCGTCGAAGCCGCCGCCGACATCCTCCGCGACGCCGGCGCCCCCATCGAATAGGAGACACCGCCACCATGACCACCACCACCATCACGAAACGCGCAACCATCACCTTCTACAAGCCGCCGACCGTCACCGAACTAATCCAAGAGCTACAGAAGCTCCCGGACGAGTGGCAGGCAGGCACGGTGACCGTCGAACAGTCCGACAGTCTGCGTGACGGCATCACCATCACATTCCACGTCAACGCCGGAAGCCTGAGCCAGTGACCGCGCCGGAACAGCACATGCGGAACGTGCTGGTGCGGTACATGTCAGACGCGCTCAACGAAGTTGGGGGAGCGCTCATCCCCGATGTGTTCCGGCGTCCCGCCATCCCGCTACGCGTCCGGACCCGCGGCAGCCTCGACCGATCCGAAATCACCATGCCCGGCATCGAGTTGGCCGGCGGACCCGACATGGAACCGTTGGCCCGCAACGTCGGCAAGCTGATCCTGAAAATCATGCGCACCGACGAAGTGTTGTGGGTCGCGGTCAACGCACACCAGGATTTCGGCGGCTGGAGCATCGACTGCGTCCCGCTGGTCGAGCACATGAAGTTGTCCACACCAACCGATGAGCAGACGTTGAACGCCAACGGCATCAACCCCGAAACCGGGAAACCCCGATGAGCGATATCGCGACGCTGCAGGAAGCCGCGAAGATCCTGAACCGCCACGGCCTCGCCAACGCCGCCGAACTCTGCACCCGCCTCATAGGCAGGTTGGCAGTCGACGAAGCACTCGGCGGCGCAACAGAACCCGAACCCGCACCCGGAAAACGACTCACCCGAATAGGAGACTGATCATGGGACCAAACCACCTCGAAAATGCTGAACAGTACGACCTTCACGCCGGAAACGCCGATCCACAGTTAGTTATTGCCCTCGCGCTGATGGATATCGCGCGTTCACTCCGATCAATCGACGGATGGTTCAACGCTTACGCGTCCGACTGCCTGCCGGTCAGGGTGCACCCATGAAGCTGCCCGACATCACCGCCGCATCCCCGTTACCGTCACCGACATCTGGTGGGCGTCAAACCGGGAACCAAAGCGGTGTTTCGCTCGGCAAGCGCGGCCCATGACCCCGTTTATCGGTCGGGTGAGGCCACAGCTGCGCCCACCAGAACCAAACCACCACAACACCAAAGGAGACACCGCCATGATCAGCACTCGCGATGAACAACTCGCCCTGGCACAACAACAGGTCTTCCGCAGCCGCCAGAAATACCTGCGCGCCAAGGCCCGGCTAGAACGCGACATCAAACGCCGCGACGAACTGCGCCCCGTCGCCCGCGCACACAAAGCCGTCAAGAACATCTATGACGCCGTCCAAACCCTCACCGAACAGCCCGCGCCCGAACCGTCACCGACACTGGACAGCGACCCGCGCTCGCCCGCCGACCAGGCACACGAATTCTTCACCCGGCCAGGCGACTTCTATCAAGTAGCCCTGGCTCTGCCAGCGCCCACGAACGACGCCAAACTCGGCGCCGGCTTCATCGTGAAAGCCGACAACACGCAACTCCCGTACCTGCTGGAAGTGCTACGCCAACTACGCGGCGCGCTCGGCGAAGGCACGCGTATCAAACTCACCAAAGCCCAGATCACACCACCAGACGGCCCACCTAAGACGATTGGTGTGGACTACACGCTTGGTGATCGGTTCCCACCGGCGCCAGCCGGAACCATCGAGAACCACGATGACATCGTCAGCGACATCACGGTCGTAGTCGGTGAGGACCTGCGTGCGCCAGTCGAACGCGAACTCCAAATGGGCGACCTAGTGGATCAGGTCAACCAAATTGCGGCACAACATGGCGTGAAACCGGAACAAGTGCAGGTGATTCCGGTACGCGGAGGCGGATACGCATTCACCGTGAAGCCCGAACCCCAACCCGAACACGGCCGGCACGCACGACCCGACGCTTGGGAGAGCAGCCCCAAACCGCAACACCTCGCCGCCGACGACGACCAAGACGACGACCAGGACCAGCCATGAGCACCATGCCCGTCACGTGGTACGTCGCGAAATGCGACAAATGCGGACGCGCCCACGGCGAAACCGACTACGAAACCGACGACGACGGCACTCTCCACTGGCCCAGCCGAGGCGAAGCGATCCAAGCAGCCATCGACGACGGCTGGCACCTATTCGGCACCCACCAGCCGCTCATCGCATGCCCCGAATGCTCCGAATGCGAACGATGCCAACGAAAACCCGCATGGACCATCGCGGAACGCACACGCTGCGCCGACCACCGCCACCGAGATTCCGACGAGCAATTACACCTGACAATCGACGACAACCTCGGCAGCCGTAGCGGCGGAACAGCCACATTCACACCCGCAGCACCAGACGACAAGTTCATCGAATGGCCTGGGCCTGTACACATACCGACTCCACACGACATCCTCGGCTATCTCGACATGGGTGATATGGGGTACGTCATGCAATGCGGGTGCAAACAATGGTTCACCGGTGACGACGAGAATGCCGCCCGCGAAGAACACGCCGCGCACGTAGACCGCGTAACCCGGCGCGCGGGCCAAGACCCGGTCCTATATCACGCGCGGAACCCGTACCTGCCTGCGCATTCCAAGGGGCATAACAGGCTGGATCTGATCGAGATTGACGGACAGCCGGCCCGGCCACGGGCATGGTGGCGACGACTACTGCTCTGGCGCTGACATGCCGAACCGCACCCCGAGAACGACCACGCAGAAACGGCTAGGCCACGACCACCAACAGCAACGCGACCGGCTACTCGCGCGCCACGTCGACGGCCAACCCTGCTGGTGGTGCGGACGACCCATGTACCGCGACCGAACCCGCAACTGGGACCACAACCCCAAAGCCACACGCCGCGACGGAAAACCCGACACCAGCAGCGGCAGCCTCGCCGCCGACCACAGCACAGCCCGCGCCCAATCCACCACCAGCCGCGCCGACCGACTCTTACACGGCACCTGCAACAAACAACGCCAAGGAGGCCACCGTGACGACCAACGACCAGCCCTCACCAACCCACCCGACACAGACCCCGCACTCGGCACCCGAATCTTCAACTGGCCCTGACCAACTCGAATGGTACGAACAGGCAGGCGGATACCATCTGACCGCCAAAGTCAGCCACGGAAACTACGCTGCCTACTTCGGCGACGCATTCGAGAACCCCCACCGATGGCACACCGTCTATTGGCGAGAAGAACAGAGCATCTACAACCCCGCCACCACCACCTGCCACCTGTACCGAGGCGACGACCTCGACGAAGCACTAGCCGCAGCACAGCACCACCACAAAGCGGCCCTGCGCCGCCTGGCGTGGGAGCAGTACATGCGCGACAACGACCCGCCCAACCGGCCGATCGACATCCTGTTGACGCAGTGCGACAAGGCCACCGCCACAGCCAACATCGCACGCCGAGCCTTGGGGCTGTGGTGATCCCGCGATACCACCGAGGCGTCACACTCGGGATACGAGCCCAACGCGTGCTCGCCCACCTCGCCGTCGGCGCATCACTGATCATCGAAACAGCAGCGCTCATCGCCACCATCGAGAACGGAATCGGCTGGCACACAGCAGGAATACTATTCGCGGCCCCAGCATGGGCGCTAGCCGAAGGACTCGCCTCGACCGTCCCCACGCCGTGCGAGGGCTGCCAACACCCCATACATGACGACATGTGCTGGTGCGGCCATGTCTGAGAAATCCGATTCTGAACTCGCCGCCTGCGGCGGAACAACCCCGCTCGACCCCCGCGACATGGACCCCGACGGGCTGTTCGCACTACTCGGACTATCCGACATGGACGACCGCGAACGACTCGAATTCGTGTGCTACATGAACGCATGGTCCCGCCACCACCTACCCGGACCCAACCACTGGTGGCGACACGCACTCATCTACGCCAACCTCTGGAAACGCACCATCGCCAACCACGTCGACCAACTCATCACCCAAGCACTAGGCAGATGAGCACCCATGTCACAGCCTGCGAGTAGAACTAGCCCATGGCACGACCGCCACGCGACCGATTCCCCAACGCATTCGTCGGTGACCTCGTGCCCAACGGCAAAGGCTGGACCCGAGTCGGCCCCCTCTACTGCCCCAACTGGCACAGCGCCGACGAACCCGGCTGGACACAACGCTGCCTACCCTGCGCCTGCGGCACCCGACACCACATGTGGACCTGCCACTGCGGCGCCAGCATCTACGCACCCAAACTCGGACCCGACTGCCGCATCCTCAACGGCCCACAATCCAGCCACGAAGACCAGGCCCGCACTGCGACACCAGATCGGTAACCCCGACAGCCCATGGCAGCGCCGTTTGCTACACGACATCATCGCAGGTCAGAGCCTCGGCCACGCTCGCTCAGATAAGGCTGTGACCTGCGCGTATGCCACCCCCAAATTTCCTAGCAACCCCCCTCGGCCTGACTCCGGAGGTAGTCAGGAATTTTTTTTGGGCGGCTCTGAAAATTTCGGGGGTATGGCGTGGTGACGGCCAAGCGGACATCGGGACGGACAGCCAAGCGTCCCGTAAGTGCCGCCGGTGGCGGCGAATCGGCGGCTGACCTGGGGCCGGTGAAGGCTACGAAGCGGACAGCGGCGGGGACCAAACGGACGGCCACGGGCACCGGGCGGGTCACGGTAAGTACCGAACCGGGTGCGGGGGAGCGGCTGCGGGCGCAGCTGGAAGGTAAGGAGGATGGGCCGGGTTTGACCGCGCTGATACGGCAGGCCGCGCGCGTGGCTGATCGGCTGGAGATGTTGGCCGGTATCAATTCGGGTGTCGAATCGTCGTGGGTGCGTTTGGATCTGCGCGGCATCGTCGCGGCTGCTGACGACAATGGCAAGAACCCGGTGACCGTGATTGTCGAAGCGAAGATCGATTCCACGATCGCCGAAGAGAGACAACAGACCACGTTGTTACGGCATTTGCTCGCTGAGATTCACAAACAGCGCGCGGGATCGATGGGACCGAATGGTGGCGGCGGCGCGGAAGACGACGACCTCGACGACATCTAGGTCGCCGGCCAAACGCGCGACCGGGCGGCGACCGAAAGCCGGTGCCCCGCCGAACAAACAGGACACGCCGCCATGGGTCGGTGAGTGGCCGCGACTGACCGGGCGGCAGGAACCCAAGCTCGAGCATTCGTTCACCGGTGATGAAACCGACGGTGACCGTTGCGCGCGGTTCGGGCACCGCATCACCAAACAGCGGTCGCTGCCGTGGCAATGGCGCACGATGCGCAAGATCTTGAGTCGCCGCCCGGACTATCTATGGACGCATCCGGACGTGGTGCTGGTCTGCACCCGCCAGCAGGGCAAGACCCTGATTCTGGTGCTGCGCATCCTGTTCGGGCTGTTCATCCTCGGCGAGAACATCGCCTACACCGCGCAGCGCGGCAATACCTCCGACGCAGTGTTCAAACGTGTCAAGGCGATCATCAATTCGCGGCCGTCGCTGAAAAACCGTGTGGTCTCAATGACCGGCGGAAAACAGGGCTTCGGTGAAATCGTCGTCCGATCGAAGCTCGGCACTGAAGTCACGGTGCAGTTCGGTGTTCGATCTGGCGACAAGGGCCGTGGTCTTGACCGGATTGACCTGGCGATTTTCGATGAGGCATACAACCTGACGCAGGACGAAGTTTCGGCGTTGCAGGGTGCACAGGTTGCGTCGGCGAACTCCCAAACGATCTACACGTCCACGGCGCCCGTGGAATCGGAGCATCCGAATTGCCACGTGTTCGCGGGTATGCGGCGCCGCGGGCTGAACAAGGACACAGATCTGTTGTTCATCGAGTTCGCGGCACCGGATCCACCTAAGGATTCAGTCGAGCGCAAGGTGGCGCGTGAGGACCGCGAGAACTGGCGTCTGGCCGAGCCGTCATATGGGGTGATTTCGAAAGAGCGCGATATCGAGCGGTTTTACAAGACAGCGGTCGAGAGTCGCGAGGCATCGAAGGTGGCGCTGTGGGAAGCCGACTTTCTCGGGTGGGGCGAGTGGCCGGCGGACGCGCGCTTCATTGACCCGGTCATCCCAATCAAGGAGGTGTGGGAGCCGTTGACTGACTATGCGCCCGAACTTGTCGGGCAGAAGGTTTTGGCGGTGTCCCGTACACGTGATCTGGCGCGGTGGGCTATCGCGGTGGGGCAGCGCACGATCGAAGGCCGGGTGCAGATCGAAATCGGCTACTACCAGAAAGCCACGATCGGGCAGGTCGCCGCGTATGTGGTGCGGCTGGTGGAGTTGTGGGATCCGGCCACGATTGTGATCGACGATCATGACCCGGCGAAACCGCTGGCGCCGTATCTGAAAAAGCTGGATGTCGATGTCATGTTGACGACGACGGGACAGATCGCGGTGGCGTTCCAGGGGTTCGTAGACGCCGCAATGTCCGGTGACCTGGGACACACCAACCAGCCGATTCTGACCGAAGGGTTGGAGGTCGCTATGACCCGCGAACTGCCTCGGGGAGACAAGGTTTGGGACGACCGCGAAGGCTCAATTGCGCAGGTCATCGCCGCAACGATGGCGCACTGGGGTGTTCTGGAATTCGCTGAGGAAGACTCGCCGGCCGCGCTGCCCTCGATGGGCTCCGGAAATCCCGAAACAACAAGTAGCCACCTGGACGTCCTGGGAGCCGCATTCTAAATCCGCAGGTGCGGCGTTGTGTCGCAGCATGTTCGGATTTGAGGGAGGCCGGTGACCAAGCGGGTCAAGACGGCTATGCCGGTCGGCGAATCGGGCTACGTGACCCCGTTCGTCGACGGCTGGGTCAATTGGGATCCGTACGAAAAGGTTCCGGATCTGCAGCACCCGGCGTCGGTGGCGGTGTTCCTGGAGATGGACAACAACGACTCGCGTGTGTCCTCGCTGCTGGAGGCGATCAGCTTGCCGATCGTCGAAACCGGTTGGCGTATCGACCCGAACGGCGCCGACGCCGAGGTTGTGCAGTTCATTTCGCGGAACATGAATCTTCCGGTTGTCGGGTTCGATGAGGTCGACGACCCCGGCCGCTCGCGGGGCCGGTTTTCGTGGATTGACCATCTGCGCGAGGTCGCCTCGCCGACAGCGCAGTTCGGGCACGCCGTATTCGAGCAGGTGTATCGGCGCGAGGCGGACGGGCGGTTCGTGCTGCGCAAGCTGGGGCCGCGCCCGCAGTGGACGATTCAGAAGTTCAACGTCGCGATGGATGGCGGGCTGGATTCGATCACGCAGCTGGCGCCGGCGTCGACGGGGCGCACCATGTACGGGCCGACGCCGCTGGATATTCCGATCAATCGGCTTGTGGTGTACACGCGCAACAAGCGACCGGGCTACTGGCAGGGCCGTTCGATCCTGCGATCGAGCTACAAGCATTGGCTGCTGAAAAACGAGCTGCTGCGCATCGAGGTTGTGGCCGCGCGCCGCAACGGTATGGGTGTGCCGGTCGGCACCGCATCCAAGCCGAACGACGACGCCGAGGTCAAGGCGATGCAGAAGGTTGCCTCGGAGTTTCAGGGCGGCATGGGATCCGGTGTCGGACTCGCCCAGGGACAATCGCTGGCGCTGCTGGGTGTACAGGGCAACCTGCCCGACATCCGGGCGGCAATCGTGTACCACGACAAGGCAATCGCGCTGGCCGGGCTGGCGCAATACATGAACCTGGACACCGGCGGAAGCTACGCGCTGGCCGCGGTGCAGGAACGACCGTTCGTGCAGGCCGAGAATGCCGCCGCTAAGTCGTATCGCGACATCGGTCAGGCGCACATCATCGAGGATCTGGTCGACATCAACTTCGGCGTCGAGGCCCGCACCCCGCGGCTGGTGTTCGACAAGATCGGATCGCAGCAGGACGCGACCGCGGCGGCGCTGAAGATGTTCGTCGAGGCTGGGCTATTGGCGCCGGATCTGCGGATCGAACGCGCCTTGCGCCAATCGCTGGACCTGCCGGCCAAACCCGACGTGAACGACCCGGACGCCGCGCCCCCGAAAGAACCTGACGCGCCAGCGGTCCCGGATGACGCCGTGGATCCAAGCACTGTCGCGCAGGCAGTGGCCGACGTTGAGGCGATGCGCGAATTCCTACATCCATTCAGCAAGTCCGGGCAAGGGAGGTTGTTCTGATGGCCCGCGAATACCGTGAGTGGTACAAGTTCACCGTCGCGAAAGCCGCATCGGCTGAGGATAAACCGACGGCCACGCTGCACATCTACGACGAAATCGACTCGTGGTTCGGTGTCAACGCCGAACAGCTGGTGCTTGACATTGCCGCACTGGACTCTCAAACGGAACTGACCGTGCGGATCAACTCACCGGGAGGCAACGCGTTCGACGGCATCGCTATCGCGAACGCCATCATGCGTCACCCCGGCAAGACCGTCACCCGTGTCGATGGGCTTGCTGCGTCGGCTGCCAGTGTGATCGCGGTTGCCGCCGATGAGGTGGTGGTGTCCAAGTATGGGCAGGCCATGATTCATGACGCACGCATGCTGTGGTCGGGCACCGCCGCGGATATGCGCAGCGCCGCCGATCACCTGGAGAAGCTATCGGCCAGTTACGCCAACATCTACGCCGACCGCGCAGGCGGGACCGTCGAGGACTGGGCGCAGGCGATGGCGGACGAAACATGGTACACCGCCGAAGAAATGGTCGCCGCTGGACTTGCCAGCCGTATCGACGATTCGGGTGCGCGCGCCGATACCGAGAAGGCAGTCGCGTCGGCGATGGCCTGCTCGTCTTACAAGTTCAAGTACTTCGGCCGTCCGGCCGCACCCGCGCCGGTGGCGCGGGCCGACAACGCTGGGGCGTGTGCTTCGGCGAATATCTCGAAGGAGGGCCCCGTGCCTGACATCAAGGAGGACGTCGCCAAGCGGCTCGGTCTAGGACCGGACGCCACCGACGAAGAGGTGCTAGCCGCACTCGACAAGCTGGCCAGTACCGAACAGGAAGACACCGACGAAGACACCACCACCACCACCGCCGAGGACGACTCCGCCGAGGCCGGGGCCGGAACCGCCGTCGACGGTAAGGAACTGGTTGCCGCGGCAGCCAAGGCCGGTTTGGTGCTGATGGATCCGGCCCGGGTAGCCAAGCTCGAATCCGATGCTGCCGCAGGCGCACTGGCACGCCAAACGCAGGTAGCGGAGGCGCACGCCAAGGTCGTCGACGCCGCGGTCGCCAAGGGCAAGATCACGGCGCCTCGCCGCGACCATTTCCTGGCGCTGATGCAGGCGGACCCGGAAGGCACTACAGCCCTGCTGGATTCGATTCCGGCTGAGACCGCAGTACCGCTGACCGAAGTCGGTCACGGTACCGAAGCGCAGGCATCGGCCAGCGCCGAAGACGAAATCCGCAACGACCCTCGATTCAAGAATTGGAGATTCTGACATGCCCGGAATTCCTCAGGTCACCAAGACCGGACCGCGGACATACACCCCAAAGGCTGGCGTTTCGATCAAGGGCGGACAGCTCGTAGAAGGTGTCACCGGTGGCCGGATTCAGCCCGCCGCAGCGGGTTCGTTCAAGGTTGTCGGCGTCGCATTGACGGACGCGATCGCGCCCGAAGACCTGGTGCTGGCGCCGACCACTGGCAGCGACGGGCGCCCTGTGCTGAACACGGCGGTGCTGCCGACCAAGGTGGCGTGCGCATATGGCGGGGCCGAAGTGCCTGTCACCTATGCGGCGGACGCGGCGTTCGGAGAGCTGCTGATCGCAGCTGCGAACGGCACCGTAACGCCCGCCGGTGCGACACCGGACGCCCGAACCATCGTCGGGCGCTGCACCGAACCGGGTGGCGTCGTCGTAGCAACCAAGGCCGTCGGCCTCATCCGGACCGTCTGAGCCGGACTGAAATAGCAAGGGAGACAGAAACAATGCCTACAACCCCTATCGTCAGCATCAGCGACGGGCCCCGGCTCACAGTGTCGGAAATGGTCGGAAATCCGCTGTTCATTCCGACGAAGATCAAGGAGCTGCTGACCAACGTTTTCATCACGCAAACGTTGTTCCGTAACGGCGGCGGCAATAAGAACGGCCTGGTTGCGTACCGGCAGGGCGACCCGATCTTCCTGGACGGTGAGCCTGAGGACGTCGCCGAGTTCGGCGACATCCCGGTCGCGGCCGGTCGCAAGGGCACCGCACTGTTCGCCGTGGCGAACAAGAAGGGCCTGGGCGTCCGCGTCTCGAAGGAGATGCGGGACGAGGATGACATCGACAGCGTCAACCTGCAGATCACGCAGTTGGTCAACACGTTCAAGCGTTCCGATGATCGTGTGTTCCGTGCGTTGACTCAGTCCAGCGCGGTACCGACTATGGCGGTTTCTGCGGCGTGGGATACCGCCAACGGCAATCCGCGTGGCGACATCGCGCGTGCGATCGAAAAGGTCATCAACGCGGCTCCCTCCATTGCCGAAGGCGGAAGCGCCGAGGAATGGTACGGATTCCAGCCCGACACAATGGTGATGAATCCGGGCCTGCTGCCGATCCTGTTGGACAACGACAAGTTCAACAAGGTCTACCAGGGCAACGTCGCCAATGAGCACATCGCCTACACCGGCAAGCTGCCCGGCAAGGTGTACGACCTGGACATCCTGGGCGCACGCGGATATCCCACTGACCGGATCTGGATCGGGCAGAAGGGCGTCACAGGGTTTTACTCGGATACCCGCCCGTTCCAAGTCACCGGCCTGTACCCGGAGGGTAACGGCCCCAACGGTGGACCGACCGAGTCGTTCCGTTGCGATGCGACCCGTAAGACCGCTTACGCGTTGGATCAGCCGAAGGCGGGTATCTGGCTGACCGGGTTGGTGACCCCGTGACAGCCGAATACGTTCTGACAGCGGATTTCTTGCGCCGCCTGGACGACAAGGGAGTGTGGCGCGAGCTTAAGCGCGGCGCCGTCCTCGCTGACCTCGATGACGACGACGTCCGCCGCCTCACCGCGGCGGGCGCCATCGTCGACCGCGCGTCGTACGAACGGGCACAGGCCGAAGCCGAGGCCGCAGCCCAAGCGGCAGCCGAAGCGCTTGCCACCGATTACGGCGGTGACGGAACAGCCGGCGGCGGCGGTGGCGGCGAGGGCGGTTGGGATTCGGTGGTGTTGGCACCGGGCGACGGCATCGAGCGGCCCAAGTCGGCGCACTCCACTGAGGTGTGGCGGCAGTACGCCATCGCACGCGGTATACCCGCCGATCAGGCCGCGAAGATGAGCAAGACTCAGATCAAGGCCGCGACAAGGTAACTGGCCGTGGCAGAGGTAACGCCGTTCCTGACCGTCACCGAATTCGAGGGCATGTTCCGCCCTCTTTCGGCGACGGAACAGGCACTCGCCGAGATATTGGTTCGGGCAGCCGCCGCATGGATCCGTGATCCGTCGCGGCTGCCCGACCTGCCGGCGTCCGACGAGCGCGGCAAGCTCGTCACCTACGACGTCGTCAAGGCCATGTTCGGCCCCGAAGGCGTCACCGATTCTCGGGTGACGGAACTGACCCGCACCACCGATGACCGCACTCTCACGGTCAAATTGGCGCAAGCCGCCGAAATGCTGGACTTCACCGAACGCCACCTACAGATGCTTGGCCTATCACTGACCGCGGCGCCGCAAGCCACATTCACCGGATACGCGCAGGCCGAGCCATGGTGAGCATGTTTGATCCTGGACCCGACACCGTCACGCTGGTCAAGCGCGACCCGGTAACCGACGCTGGCGCACCGGTCGTTGACGCGTGGGGCCGGCCCACCTACACCGAGCGCCGTATCCCCAAGGGCCGGTGCAGCTGGGCAGAGCACCCGGCGTTCGAAGACATCGCCGGCACACAGGTCGCGGTCATCAACGCGGTCGGCCACCTGATCGTGGACGCAGACACCGAAACGCTCACAGCTCGTGACGCCGTCGAGTTCGGTGACCGGCTGTTCGAAATGCAGGGGCCGGGTGTGCGCCGCGACGCCCTGGACGGTAACCCTAGTCACGTGCGGGCAGAGGCCCGGTTCTGTGAAGACGTCAGCCTCGGCGAACAGGTCACCATCATCGCTGCCGGCCGACGCGGCGACCGCGGCACCGTTGAACCCGACGGCGATCCGGTCACGGTCATCGCCCGAGCTGTCCTGGCGGGTAATCAGCGGCAGCGGTTCGGGGACACCGGCGAAATCACCGCCGCCGCATTCACCGTCGTCCTGGACCTCGATGTGCAGATACGAGACAACGACTGGTTGATCATTCGCGGCCGCGAGTGCCGCGCGCTGGTCGGTGTGCAGCTGTCCCAGTGGGCCGACCGCAATCAGCTGGTGGTGCTGGCGCAATCGGCGAAGGGCGGCATCAACTGATGGCACCGCAAGGCAAGTTCCGGTTGAACAAGAAAACGGTCGCCCATATCGCGAAGTACGACAAGGGCCTCGGCGCGGCGCTGGACGCGGTCGCGAACCCGGCAGCGGAGAACGCCGGCGCCACGGTCGATGAGTACGTCACCGACCGGCAAGTCCGCGGTATCTACGGCAAGAACGAAGACCAGGCCAAGCACGGTGCGGTGTCGAAAGCGTTCGGGCGCTTGGGGTTGAGGCTGCGATGAGAGAGCACGCAGACGTCCGCAACGCGTTCGCCGACGCGCTGGAGGCTTTCGTGGCGCTGCCGCCGAACGTCGGCTTGTTCGGCGGCGTGTGCCGGATATCGGTTGAGGAAGTGCCCCAAGACTGGAGCCTGCGCATCGGCCCGCCGCTGATCACCGTGCATGACGACGGTGGCCCCGAACAGTGGCCCATCAAACGCGACCCGACGATCCGGATCACTGTGCGTGCCCGTGGCGCTGATCTGGCCGACAGGGTCGCGCGCCGCGTGCACGGCTATCTGCACGACAACCGCCCGCCAGGGGTCGCGCACATTTTCCGCACCGGCGGAAGCGTGTTCGTCACCGCACGGGACACCGACACCGGCGCCGACATGGCGTCGTTCACCGTCACAGCGGCGGTGCGCACCATCGAAACCGTCTAAGAGACAAGGAGACAGCACCAATGGCTGGCAATCCCGACAATGTGAAGCTCTATACCGAGGCCGACGTACTGCTGTGGATGGGTTCGGCGGCACCGACTACAGCCGATCTACCCGCAGCCATCACCGATCCGTTCGTGACGACCACCGGCAAGTGGGCGTTCCTCGGCCTGCTGGTGGGCGATGCGGGTATCGATACTCAGCGCGAATGGGACGAGAAGGACATCCCGGCATGGGGTTACGGCACGATCATCGTCGCCTCGAAGGACTTCAAGCTCACCCGCAAGGTGTCCGCGCTGGAGGACAACCCGGCGATGCAGCGGATCCTGTGGAACGGCTCGACCGAAACCGAAATCGTTGTGCCGAATCCGCTGTATGAGTACGTGGCGTTCGAGAAGCGCACCGCCAGCGGCGAAATCCGGCGCGAGATTTCGAAGCGGCCGGCGCGGTTCTGGACGCCGAACATCAAGGACGCTGAAGGCGATGCGACTCCCCGCGAAATCGAGTGCCGGATCTTCCCGGACTCTGCCCGCAAGCTGTTCGCCGCGCAGCAGACCGCCGCATAGAAAGGGGCACCCGAAGTGAAGACAATCGAGTTGCTTGTCGACAAGCCCGAATTCCTTAAGGGCTCGATCATCACGGTCGACGACGTGTCGGCCGCGGCGCTGATCGGGAAGGAAGAGGCCAAGCCCTACGAGCCGACAGAGGACGGCGGCGAAGACACCGACGCCGCACAGCCGAAGGTTAAGCGGGGGCGTCGCAGCCGAGGCACGTCGCAGTCGGTGAACGTGGCCGAAGCGGATATGCCGAACACCGAAGCCGATACCGGCGACGGTGAGGTCGACGGTGAAGGTGGCGGCGAAAACGTCTGAGGCTGCACGGCTAGAAGCGCTGGGCGCCACCGAAGCCGAAGCACTGTTCCGCGGCCACACCATCCGGGTTCCCCTGAACCTGGAGGTGTGGCCGCTCAATCTTGTACGCGAACACCCTTTCAACGCTGTCGATTACCTGCTGAACGGGCAGGAATGCGGACTCTACGACGACGCGACAGTCGATGACTACCGCGAGCTGTCCGACGCCATGGCCGACGCCGTGGGGGTGTCACGGCTGCCGGAAACACCGGCCGCGCCGGATCAATGGTTCGGCGGGATACCGACATTGGTCAACATCTTGGACCGATACGAGGACGATCTAGCCAGCGATCTGCAGCGTTTCTGGGGCGTGGAATATGCCGAACGGTTCACGGGCACTTTGTCGTTGCGCCGGATATGGACCTACATTCGCCGGCTCGATCCGGCGTCGTCGATCGTGCGAGCCCAGAACGGTGGCAAAGAACAATGGACAGAGCAGATGTTCATTCTTGCGTCCGTATATCAGGCACTTACAGGGGAAATCTATCCCGGACGCCCGCTGCGGCCTCATGAGGTAGCAAAAGCTCTCGAAGCTATGCAAGCGAAAGCTGATCATGTCGCTAACTTGAAGGAACGCCAAGCCGCGTACGCCGCGAAATCGTCGCCCGCAGCGCCAGCGGTCTCGGCTATGGAACAGGCAGTAGCGAACCGGCGACACGAACTAGGAAAACGCTGAACACCATGGCCAACAACACCCGCAACAAGTCCGCAGAAACCGCCGACGACCAGACCGACCCCGACAAGGCGACCGTCGATCTGATCTGGGAAGGACTGAAGTTCACCATCCCGAAGCGCCGTGGCCGCTGGCCCGTCAGTGCCCTACGTGATTTCGCGCGCGGCCGCAACTACGAAGCCGTGGTGACCCTGATCGGCGGCGAGGACCAATGGCAGCAACTAGTCGAGAAATGCCCGACCGGCGACGAATTCGACAAGTTCGTCGACTACGTGCGCGAGGTCGTCAAGAAGGAGTGCACGCTGTGAAGCCCGGCGCCAAGCGGTATCCGTGGCGCCGAATCAGAAGCCGCCCACGCATCCGTCTGTGGGACAACCAATTCCAATACATCACCGAAATCGAAACACCTCTGTATGTCGAGTCGTGGCCGAGGTGGCTACGGCGGATTGTGCGGCACGCGCTGCACCTGAGGTAAGGCGGAAGCCACACCGTGGCGCAAGGCATGGATTTCGGGTACTACACCCTCCCCGTCATCCCGTCGTTTGTCGACATCGAATCGAAGTCGCAGACGGCGCTGAACCGCTCCGTGGGCGCACTCGGAACCAAGGTCGGTAAGACCTTCGGAAAGAACCTCGCAGACGGTGTCGTGTCCGCCGAAGCGCAGTTGACCCGCGCCTACGACAACGTCATCAAAATTCAAGACAAGGCCGCTGACGCGACCGGCAAGCTGGCCACCGCCGAAGCCAAACTCCAGCGGCTACAGAAGATCGGCGCATCCAACGACCGGATCGTCGCGGCCACCGAGGCCCGAAACAAGGCCCGCCGCGACGAAATTCGCGCGGTCAAAGAGGCCACCGCCGCCCAAGACGACTACGAGCGGTCACTGAAACGGCACAACAGCGGAGCCGACGCCCTCGACAACTTGGGTCTTAGCTATGAAGGGTTGGCGGGCAAGGCTTCACTGGCTGCCGCGGCCTTGGGCACAGCGGTCGGCGCGGGGATGGCTGCGGCAGCCGCCGGCGCGATCAAACTCGGTCGCGAGTTGTACGACCTGGGCGCGCAGTTCGACGAAACCTTCGACCAGCTGCAGATCACCACCGGCGCCAGCGGCGGTGCGCTCGACGCGCTCGAGGTGTCGGTGAAGAACCTTGGACGTTCGGTGCCGCTGCCGTTCGCCGAACTCGGCAAGGTTGTCGGCGAGGTCAACCGCGACCTGCACCTGACCGGCCCCACGCTCGACGCGGTGTCGAAATCGGTCGCCAATCTGGGCAGGCTCACCGGTGAGGCGGTCGACGTGCGCGGGCTGGGCCGGGCGTTCCGATCCTTCGGGGTCGAAGGCAAAGACCAGGTCGCAACCCTCGATTCATTGTTCGGGGCCTGGCAGCGCACCGGTATCCCCGTCAATGAGCTGTTGGCTACCGTCACGAAGGCGGGCCCGCCGCTGCGCGCGCTCGGGCTGTCGTTCGGTCAAAGCGCCGCGCTGGTCACGTCTCTGGAGGAGGCCGGGCTCGACGCGGACACGATGCTCAAGGGCGGTCTGACCAAAAGCCTTGCGACGCTGGCCAAGGGCGGTAAGAGCGGCGCCGAGGCGCTGCAGCAGACCATCGCAGAGATTCGGCGCCTCAACGAGGCCGGCGATAAGGCTGGCGCGCAGAACCTGGCCAACAAGTTCTTCGGGAACAAGGGCGGCGCGTCGTTCTTCGATGCGATCACGTCCGGGGCGTTGGACCTGCAGACGCTGCAATCGGCGCTGGAATCGACCGGGGCGTCGATCAACGACACCGCGGCCGAAACCGACGACTTCGAACAGAAGTGGGAGATTTTCAAGAACAACACCGCGACCGCGCTGGAACCTTTGGCGTCCAGTCTGTTCACGTTCGTCAACGATGGCCTTGGCTCGCTTACCGATTGGGTACAAGCGCACCAACCCGAGATCATCGGATTCTTCAGCACCGCGACGCAGGGCGTCATCTTGTTCGGCGAAACCATCCTGCGGATGTCCTCGGACGCGCTGGATGCTTTGTCGCTGTTGGTCGGTGGGCTGGGCAACACGGTCGGGTTCACGCTCAAGGCAGCTTCGGCGTTCGCGTCCCTGACCGGCGACAAGGCTGGCGCGCAACGGATGCACGACTTGTCCGAGAGCGCGTTCTCGTGGGGCGAGAACATGCGCGGACTGGCCGACAAGCTCGACGGCGCCGCGGACGGTCTGTTCAACTTGCGACATCGGGTGCAGGCCACCGGCGAGGACATGGCCACGGCCGCGCGTCTTACTTCCGCGCTCGGCGATGTCACCGCGGCCATGCCTGATGGCAAGACCATCAAGATTTCGGCGAACACACCCGAGGTTCAGGCCAAGCTCGCCGCGCTCGGCATCCAAGTGCAGGAGCTGCCCGACAAAACCGTCACGGTCACCGCGAATACAGCTGAGGGGCAGAAGATCCTGGATGCCTGGCGCAAGTCCGTTGGCAACCAGACCGCCGAAGTGCCGGTCGGCGCGGATACCTCGAAGGCCAAACAGGACATCGAAGCGATGTTCCGCGGATACGCAGCGCAAGCTCCGCAGCTGCCTGTGGCTGTCGGCCCCGCCAGTGCACCCGCGCCCGGTTCAGTTGCCTCGTTCATCCCGGCGCGGGCGACCGGCGGAATCTACGACGTGTGGGATTCGGTGGCATCGTTCGCCAACGGCGGCACCCTGCCCAGCCGCGCGGTGATTCAGCCCGCCGTGCCCGGGGCGGGTCTTGTGCAGTGGGCCGAACCATCCACCGGCGGCGAAGCATTTATCCCGTTGGACGGCGGGAAACGATCCCTGGACATCTGGCTTGAAACCGGTCGCCGTCTCGGAGCTATCCAAGGGTTTGAGGTCGGCGGTCTACGCGGCCCGGACGTGATGGCTGCGCAGTCATTTGTCGGAACCCCGTACAGCCAGGCCAACCGCAACGACTGCTCGGGAATGGTGTCCCGGGTCATCAACCGGGCGATGGGCCTGCCCGACGGCGCGCTGATGAACACGAAGAACGCCGAGCAGTGGCTCACGGCGCGCGGATTCCGGCGCGGAATCGGTGGCCCCGGAACGATCACGGTCGGCTGGTACGACCACGGACCCAACCCCAACGACGGCCACATGGCGATGACCTTGTCGGACGGCTCGAATGCCGAATCGGGCGGCTCGCACGGCAACTTCCTAGTCGGTGCGGGTGCGGCCGGCGCGACCAGCCCGCAGTTCGACCAGCACATGTATCTGCCGCAGCTGTACGGGGAGGGCCCCGGCGGCATGGGCGGCGGCGGAATGCTCGCCGGTGGCGGCGGCGGATTCGGCGGGGGAGCAGGGGCGTTCGGCGGCGGGTACCAGGCGGGCCCGCCCGGAAGCACCCCCGGCTATGGGCCGGGCGGCGAACCCGGCTACTACGAGGCCGATCCGCGCAAGGTCCGCGAATCAGAGGAACGCGTTCAGGACTCCGATCAACGCGTCAAGGAGGCCGAGGCGCGGCTGCGTGAACTCAAAGCCGACGCCAAGGATTCCGAGAAGCTCGCCGCGCAGGGCGCTTTGGATAAGGCCAAACGCGAAGCCGGGGACGCACGCGCCGACCTAGAGGACGCCAGGCGCGGAAAGTTCACCGCTGCAAAGGAAGCCAAGAACGCGGTCGGCGGGAAGGGCGGCGGTGACGACGTCGGCGAGCTGGGCAAGATCTTCGGCGGCGGACTCATGGAGACGTTCGGCCTCGACGGTTCGTTCCTGCCGAACATCGAAGACCTGGGCATCGTGAAGTTGGCCAAGGCCATCATGGGCATTAAGTACACCCCGCAGGGCACCGGGTTCGCGGGCGGACTGCTCGGCGGCGCGGGCGGTGCCGGGGGCATGGGCGGTGCCGGCGGCGGCGGTGGGTTCCCGGGAGCCAGTTTCGACGGTGGCGGGGCCACGTCGAGCCTGCCGTTCGGGATGGTGCCCGAAGTGTCGTCGATGCTGCCGTCTTTGACGGGCGCTGCGGCGCATCCGGGTTCGGGTATGCCTCCGGGCGTCGGGAACGGCCCCGTCGATCAGTCCGTGAATCTCACCATCAATAACCCGCAGGGTGACGAACGCTCGATCGCCGACCGCACCCGTCGCGTCCTGCTGAACACACCGCGCCAGATGACGCACGAACCCGTCGGCGGTGGCCGCTGATGACGAGCGCGCAACTGATCGGGCCCCGCCGTAACGTGCCGTGGTCCAAGCTGTCCGCCGCTGCACGCGGCGAAGCGGTCTCGTGCGCATGGATCGGGTCGGACGGCCGGTATTGGCCGCTCACCGGGCAACTCGCGGGCAGCGAAGGCGCATTCATCACCGGCCCGATCGACGGCATGGTGCACGTCCCGTTCGAAGGCGTGTGGACCACCCCCGCCTACGGGCCGCCCCGCTTCGAACGCACCGTCGACGGCCGACGCGAAATCTCCTTCACGTTGGGCCTGATGTCCGATTCATCGCTGGGCTGGTACGACACCGAGGCCCGGTTCTGGCGCGGCTGCCGCAAGGACGCGACCGGATACTTCACGGTCACTACCCGTCGGCACGGGCAGCTGTGGATCCCGATGCAACTGCTGGAAGCGCCTAAATGCGCGCTTCCCGACGACCCCGCGCTGCAGCGCGTCGCTCTGCACGAAATCATCCTGGCCGCAGACGGTGAACCGCGCTGGCACCGTCCCGACACCGCGCCGCCCCCGTTTATCCGCCCACCCGGCGGGCCCAGCCTCGGGTTCATTCGGATCGCGAACCGCTCCACCGAACCGGCGTGGCCGATCTTCTTTGTGCAGGCATCCAAGACTGCACCGTCGAAGGTGCGTCTCGGCGACGGACCGAACGCCATCGTGTCGAGCGAAGAGAACCCGTTCGATGACTGGCCGAAATTGTCTCGGTTGTTCGGGATCCCGTTCGTCGACGAAATCCTCGGCACGTTCACCCGCGCCCGCGACGCCAACATGATCGACGTCCCCGAACTGAACCCCGGGGAGCACTGCGTCATCGACACCGACCCGACGCACCGGATCGCGATCACCGCGCAAGATCCGCCCGACAACCTGGTGAAAAAGTTCATCCGCAACAGCGAATTGTTGAACTGGATCCTGAGTAACTATGGCGATTCGGGGTTGCCGTTGCTGCAGCGGTTCCGCGGCCAGGGCTTCTCGGTGCCGATCCCGCCGAAAACCGTTGCCACTATCCCGGTCTCGCATAACCAGGCTGGCGGCAAGATCTGGTGCCAGCTGCCGCAACGCTTCGAAAGCGCGCTCGCATGACCGCGCCCACCCTCACTCTGGACCCCAAGACACTCGCCGGCGAGTTCACCCCCGAGCTGCGGATGCATCTGCTGGAGCGCCGCTGGGCGTACATGAACCGGCGCACCAAAGCGCCACTTGTTCGTATCTGGGACAAAGAATTCCGGTTCATCGCCCGCGTCGAGAACCTCGACAAGTGGGACTGGGAAGAGTTGGCCACCGAGGACGGCGAAGCCAACATCACATTCTCCGGTAAGGCCAACGACTGGCTCCGGGAAATCATCACCTACCAGATCGGTGACGACGAAGACATTCACATCACCATTGACCCCGACCCGGACAAGCCGCACGACTTCCGGACCCGCTGGGGCGGCAAGGTCCAGGTCATCGAGGACGACGAAGAAGCCGGAAAGGCTGCCGTCACCACCCTCAAATGCATATCAAATCGACGCCACCTCAAGGGAATCTACCTTGCAGCCAACCCCATCTTCCCGATGGAGGTGCAGCTGCCGAAGATGTTCCTGTGGGGTGGCCCCACGATCACCACCTGCGCAACGGCCATGTTCTTCAACTGCATTCGGCTGTTCACGCTCAACGGATTCTTCCCGGTACCGCGCAACATTTTCGCGCCCGAGTCGTGGCTGCAGAACCTCTCGCCGCTGAATTGGCCGGTGCAGATCATGCCTGTGGCGGGTCTCTTCGACCAATCACGTTGGTGCACAATAGGTTCGCGCTGGAAGGACGCCCATACCGTGTTGTCGCCGGTGATGAAGGACGCCGGTGTCATCTGCCGCGCCTACACCTGGCTTCCCGGCGATCCGGCCCCGTACACGATGTTCGGCCCCGAACTCGCCGAAATCCTCAAGCCCACACGCGCATGCGTGATCCTGAGTTTCGAAGACAAGTCCGGTGTGACGGGCCCGACGGGCACCATGCTCGACGGCGCGATCAACCTGTTCGCCGCCACCCTCGATGACCTGATCACCGAGACGCTGATCCCGATCGACGCCGACCACGACGGCGAGGTCGACCCGTTCTTCCGGAAGCTGCTGCTGGTTTCCCCGAAGCCGCCGCCGTTCGTGTACCGAGACGTCGGATACGGAAACATCCGGCGCCGCAAACTGCGGATATACAAGAGCCGCGCCACAGACATCATCGTCGGCGGCAAATCGCCCCAATGGGTCAACCAGGCAATCACGTTCGCGATCCGCTACGGCATTTCCCAACTGGCCCAAGTGATCATGGGCGTCGAGGCCGCTGGCGTCGAAGGTCTGGACAACCTGTACCAAGGCCAGCTTGACGACGTGTTCCTGGCGTTCATGCGGTACGTCAACCCGATTCGGTCGGCGAAAACCGGAAGCTACGCGTTCCGTGAGTATTTCAAAAATCCGGGCGGCACCGCATACGTAATCAACGCCATCCAAGAGCTGGCGGCCGGCGATTACGAAATGAAGCCGTACCGGTCTATGAAGTTCGACGTCGGCGACGGGCAGCCCTACATCCTCGGCGAGGACTTCTGGCTCGGCGACCGCGTGTCAGCGGAAATCCGGGGTGTGGTCTACACCGACCAGATCATGGCGATCAAGGGCGAAGGTGACCGCACCACGGCAGGCCGGCCCACGGTGTCGTTCGGTGACGACTCCCGCGACGAGGACCCGGTCGCGCGCGGGTTCCGCACTATCGGCAACGTCGCGAACTTCGCGGCCCTCCTGGCAGGAAGCGGGGACATGTTCTGATGAGCAGCCGAAACAAGAAGCAAGGCAAGGTCTTCCCGAAGTTCCCATACGACCGCAAGTTCACGAAGGCTGAACTTGACGAGATCTTCGCGCGGCAGGACCGGCTGTGCGAGGGGTTCCGCGACGCTGTCGGCCCGAACGGCTGGGGACTCGGACTACCCGAGGACCATTTGCAGCTGCTGATGTTCCACGGCGCGCTGGTCGGCGCGGACGTCGACGACGAGAAGGCATTCATTCGCGCGCGGCGCCTGCCGGATCAGAGCGGGCGCCTGGTTGACGCTGTCGAGTGGGTCGTGAAGAAGGAAGACACGCCGCGCGCCCGTAGCCGGGATGCGCGCCGCGAGGCACGTGCACGCGCCAAGGAAATCGACGAGCTGGATCCCGACGTGCGCGACGCACTGATCGACATGGTCAAACGCAAAGGCCAACGCGTCTACGACCGTGGCCGCGCCGAGGTTCCGGCCGAGGACCGCGACGAATACACCGCCGACCTGGCCGACACCGACGACGAACAACCCGAAGACCTGGACGACACTAAGGAGGACATGCCGTGACGTCTGCACTGATCCCTACCGAGCCGATTTTCCTGGGGGAGAGGGTCATCCGGACCCTGTTCTATGCGGCGCCCCGCAATCCCGGCGACCCGCAAACGATCATCGGCACGTTCACGCTGATGCCCGGCGAGGACAACATCGTCTTGGACGCCATCAAGGGCGAGAAGGGTGACCGCGGCGATATGTCGCCGTTCTGGCGTCCGCAGTGGGGTTCGACGATCAACTTGCCCGTGGATCTGCCTGATGACCTCGGTGATGCTGACGCCGGAATGGCCTGGTACATCGCTGGTTACTGGCATATCTGGGACGGCAACGGCTGGCAGATCATCTTGGGCGCGATACCCGGCCCGCCCGGACCCACCCCGATCGTGCACGTTTTCGCGCGCGGTGTGGCGCCGCCGTCGGGTGGCATCACGTATCCGCTGGAGCTGAATGTCGTTCCGGGCGGTACGGATCTGGAGCCGTCGTTCTCGATCGATGTGCCGTTGATCCCGGGCCCGCAAGGGGACAACGCCCGGATCCTGGAAGCTGAGGATTTCGTCGGCCCCATCGAGGATGGCCAGGCGCTCATCTACGACTCGACGCTGGCCAGCGGTGCGGGTGGTATCCGCGGCGGCAGCCCTGTCGGCACCCCGAAGAAGCTCAGCATTCCGGAGAACTCGTTCACCGGTGGAACCTACGGCAGTACCTGGAACATCGTTGCGACGCTCATCGTTCCGGGGCAGCCCGCCGCCTATTACCCCGAGGTCGACGGTCATCTGCGGTGGAAGCGCAGCGGCCTGTTCAACAGCGCGCAGATCGAAGTGCAGGTGCGGGCGCTACCGCAAGGCTCGACCAGCGCACCCGAGACTGGCACGCTGGTCGGCCGCGCCCTGTATGACCCCAGCACGTTGGACGCCGAAACCATCGCGCACATCCGAGAACACTGGTCGGACACGGCGAACCCGTCGCGCGCGATCAGCCCCGATTCCGGTGAAGGCCGGATCCCGGCCAACACCGACATGGTGTATTACGTGCTGCTGTACCGGATCGGCGGTAGTGGCTCGGTGGTATTCGCCACGCCCGGTGCACATCTAGCGATGACGCTGCAGCCGGTGAGCTGATGCCACGCAGCGTCGATAAGTTCCCAGAGAAGCGGGGCGCGGGCGGCGCCTCGCTGCACAATCCGCTGCGCTCGCAGCTGGATTGGCAGTCGGCGCTCAGCGACACCACCCAACAAGCCGGCGACAGGATCCGCAGCGCGATCAACGGTGCGATCGACGGCGTCGTCGAATTCATCTATGAGGAGACAGGGCTCGACCTGTCCGTCCTGTCCGAAATCATCACGTCGCTACCCGGCGGTGGCGACCCCATGGCTGAACTGGGAGCGTTCTTCGATGCGCTGCGCGCATTCCTGCCGTTCGACCTCAACGCGCCCAGCTTCGACCCGGCTGCCGCCGCGGTGGCATTCATCCAAAACCAGCTCACCCCCCAAGGATTATTGGCAGAACTCACAGGCGGGAAACTCAAGTCCGGACAGGAACCACAGCTGCTGCTGAACCTCAAGGACGCCGTCGGCGGCGGGCTGAACTCGACAATCGTCGCGATCGAGAACCGGCTGCAATTCCTCAACGCGTCCGGGCAATTCCCGGCCGCGCAACTGTTCGGCAGCATCGCCGCAGGTCTCATATCCGGAGTGCTTGCCGCCGCGCAAGTACCGCTCCTGGACGCCAGCAAGATCGGCAGCGGCACATTCGGAACCGGCCTCATTCCCGATCTCGATGCCGCCAAAATCATCACCGGAACCTTCGGGCTCGGCCGAATCCCGAACCTGCCGGCAGACCAGATCACATCCGGGACGCTGCTGTCATCTCTGATTCCCGGTCTGGATGCCTCCAAGATCGTGTCTGGATCACTCGGCGACGGCATAGTGCCTGGCCTCGGCCTGATCCGCGACGCGATCGGGCAGGCGATCGATGGCGGCAGCGCAACGGGTTACACGCCGGCTCAGATCAAAGCGAAGTTGCAGGCATTCCCGGGTGCGAATATCGCGGGGAGCATCGCGGCGTCCCTACTGACGGGCACGCTGGGCGCCGGACAGATCCCCGGCCTGGACGCCTCAAAAATTGTGTCCGGCCAGTTCGGCACCAGCGTGATCCCGGACCTTGACGCGGCCAAGATCATCAGCGGCACACTGGGGCTGGCCAGAATTCCAGGCTTGGACGCCTCCAAGATCATCTCGGGAACGTTCGGCGCGGCACTCATTCCGGGCCTCGACGCTTCGAAGATCGTGTCCGGCACGCTGTCGCAGTCGATGGTGGCCAACCTGGTCTCCGATCTTGCGGGCAAGGCCGCAGCCAGCGCAGTGCAGAACTCGTTGAACGCGATATGGCAGGGCTTCGGTGGTTCCGGGACTGCCACGGACGCGAACCTGCAGACGGTGACCGCGAACTATCAGACGCGCATCACTGCCCTGGAGGGCGGCGGCACGCTGACCCGCTTCGGCTCCAACGGCACATGGACCAACCCGACACCGACAGAGCACAAAAAGATCCTGGTGCGTATCTACAACGGCGGTCAGGGTGGCGCGAAGCTGACTAGTGCAACGCCGGGGTCTTCCAATGGCGGGCTCGGCGGCGGGTGTGTCGAGAAAGAGTTCTACACCGACGAAATCGCGTCGTCGGTGGGCATCACGGTCGGGTCGGGAACTGCCGGAGGACCCGCGGGTAGCAGTGCAAGCAACCCTAGTCTCGGTGGCACTTCGCAATTCGGCAGCCTGCTATCGGGAGCGGCCGACACCGGCGATCTAAATCTCAAGCCCGGCAAGGGCGGTGACGGCTCGTACACGGGCAGCTCAACCAGTGCCACCCCCGCTGAATGGGGGGAGGGCAACAAATATGTGGCCCGCGCCGCGAAGGGCACCACAGGTGCAGGTGCGGCCGGGGGGAACTCTCCGAGCGGGATTGCGTGCGGGGGCGCTGGCGGCGGTGGCGGTGGATCAAATACCAGCCCGGCTGGGTTCAACGGTGGCAACGGGGGAGCGCCGGGTGGTGGTGGCGGCGGCGCAGGCAAGGGAATCAACGCAACCTCGGGTGCCGGTGGTAACGGCGCCGCTGGTGCTGTCGACGTGATCACGTACTAAGCGAAAGGCAAACACCATGGGATCAGCGGTAATCCACAGCGATGTAAACCTGGATCATTGGCACCCGGTCTCGCATCTGGTGCAGCTCGACCCGCCGTTGCGGCGTTACAACCCGATGGACGGCAGCCCGCAGGATTGGGAATACGTGGTGGTGCATATCAAGTCACCCGATAACTGGCCCGGCACTGCCGGTGTCGACGTGTTCCCCAGTGACGAACACGCCGGATTCGTCACCGACACCATGGCGCCAATTTCACGGCACGAGTACGCGCCACTCAACGAAATCCTTGCCCAGCTCGGCTACGGCCGCTAGTCACCAAAACCCGCACAACCACAGAAAGGCAAACTGCCATGACCGACGAACAGACCGTCCGCGACCACCCGCCACTGACCGTGAAACGCGGCGAGAATGGCGCGGTAGCAGTGCGGCGCAACACATCCGTTGACGATCCGATGGCCTGGGGTGTCATGACCATCGACGCCGGCGGACACTACGCCAGCAGCGTCGAGGTCGACGGCTGGCCCGTCATCTCTGGACCGCCCTCATGATCACGGTTGGCAAGGTCGGCGCCGCATGCGGGGTGATCGCGATCGCCTCCGCTGCCTTGACGTTCGTCGTCGCAACCCGAATGGCACCTGGCGAGCGCCAGCAGGATCCACGAATCACCGAGGCACGAGGCCGGTTCGGCTGGTGACGCTGCGCGGCATCAACACCTGAGCGCAACTACCGTCCGAAACGGAAAGCGAGACACCATGAAACCTGCCACTGAAGACCAGGTAGCCCAGATCATCATCGGCGAAGCCCGGCGCCGCGGACATACCCGCGATGAGTGCTTGGCTGAGTTGTCGACGCTCTATCAGGAATCCAGATTCGACGAGACGGTCTGGGATTCGACGCACACCACTTACGGTGTCGCGCAACAGGACGCCAGCTACGTGCACCGGTTCGACGGTGCCGCGGCACAGATCAAGGCGTTCTTCGACAAGCTCGACATCTGGCGCCGCAAGCTCGGTGCCAGCAGTGATATCTGGCTGAATATCGCGTGGATGCAGCAGCGCCCGAACTGGAAGAGCGCGCAGTACTGGTACGAGCACGGCCGGCGCGCCTACCTCACCGAAATCAAGTCCCACATCGCGACCGTCACCCCCTATCTGAATAAGTACTGGCCCACCACCACTGGAGGATCCACCGTGCCCGCGACCGACAACCGCCCCGATTTCAATGAATTCGGGCTCTACTCGCCGAACAGTCAGAGCCGCAGCGGCACCAAGATAGACGCATTTTTGCTGCACACACAAGAAGGTGGCGGGGGAGACTCGGCGGCCGAGGATCTGGCGAAATACCTTGGCAACCCGGCCAACCAGGTGTCCTACCACTACACGCTCAGCCAGGCATCCGATGGCGGCGTGACCGTGGTCGACGTCGTGGACACCGACAAGGCTTCATGGTCGGTGCTGTCGGCCAACAATCGCAGCATCAATCTGTGCTTCGCCGGATCGCGCGCGAGCTGGACGCGCGAGCAGTGGATGAAGCAAGCCAACGCCCTCGATGTCGCCGCCTACCTGGCGGTGCAGGACTGCGAAAAGTACGACATCCCCGCCAAGGTCATCGCACCGCCGTATACCGGACGCATACCCGGTATCAGCGATCACCGCTACGTGACAAAGGTGCTCGGTGACGGCACCCACACCGATGTCGGCGATGGGTTCCCCTGGGACTACTTCACTGAACGCGTCGCGTTGTGGGCGGGAGGCGCACCGAGCGCACCGCCCGTGCAGGAGCCCAGGCGGTTCCCGAAGGATTACAGCGACCGCGAGCTGCACGAGGCTATTGCCGTTGATGTCCGTGAAATCCGCGCGCAGCTCGGGTCCGGTCTCGACCAGTGGGGCGAGGACGGCGACCTCGGACGCAACGCGCAAGGCCAGCGCCGCACGCTGCGCGCCGGCCTGGCCGCACTCATGCGAAAGGTCGGGGCCTGACATGGCCTGGCAACAGCCGCAACTGGCCGATCCGCCCATGGGTCCGACCGATGAAATCCGCAAGCTGCAACGCCGTCTACTGTTCGCGTACGCCACCAACAGCGGTGCGCACGACGAGGGCGTGATCGAGTCCGGTGTCTTCGACGCGGCGACCGATCGTGCCCTGCGCAACATTCAACGTTGGCTGGCCGAGCACGAAGACCCGAAGTACAACAGCAAGCCTGGGGTGCTCACCTACGACTGCAAGACCCGGCTCGGTGTCGTGCTCGCAGCTCCCAAGCCGCCGGCGAAGCGGTTTGTGCAGCAGGGCGTCGGGTTCTCCACCGACGCGTTCCTGATGGGCGATGCCACCCACTCCTACGTCGATGCCCGCACCGAAGGCAGCGCCGAGCTGCTGCGCCTGGCCCTGCCCATGGTGGGGGTGCCGAAGATCTGGATCGGCTACAGCATGGGCGATGACGTGGTGAACACGGCGCTGCTGCAATGGCCGGAAGACCGCCGCGACGAAATCAAGCTGATCATCGGTTTCGGTGGCCCATCACGGCGGCCCGGCCCAACCCTGCTCGGCAACGACCCTGGCGGGCAAGGTATCTCGGGGGTATTCGGGCCCGAGTGGGCGGCGGGAATCACCTACCAGTTCACCCACGAAGGCGACATGTACCCCAACGCCGTGGGTCTGCTGCCGTGGCTGTACCAGATCTTGACCCGCATGGAGATCTCGCTCGACTTCGCCGCGTACCTGTTCAACCTGTTCATCTCTACCGTCGGGAAACAGCTACTCGGACTGTTGGCCTCGGCGCTTCCGGGCGCCGGCGCGCTGTCGACGGTGGCCGCCCTGGTCACCACAGGTCCGACAAACCAGGTCGGTGGCCAGATACTCGATGTGATGAAGCTGTTCGCGCTGCTGCCGCAGATCATCCAAACCATCGCCGCTGCACTCAAATTTGTGCAGACTAACGCGCATTTTCACTACCACGACCAGCCGCAGCCGTTTTGGCGCGGGCTGACCGCTGTGGACTGCGCCGCGCAGATCATCGCCGAGAAGGTCCTGAACGCAACGGTGTTCACCGTGCCCGGCACCGTCTCATGGTGGAACGACGGCCCACCGGCCTGGACCGCGTGGAAACTGCCCTAACACAACTGCAATAGGAGAGGGAACCTACCGTGTACACCCTGGCGTTCTGGAAATCACTACTCGAGCGTGCTGTGCGCGCTGCCGCGGCGGCGCTAATAGGTGTGTTCGTCAGCGGTGTCACTGTCGCCACTGTCGACTGGCGATTCGCCGCGGCGTCGGTTGTCACCGCTGTCGTTGTATCGGCATGCAGTTCGCTGCTCGCCAGCTTGCGTGTCGACGAGGCTGACGGACCACGCACCACAACCTTCCTGACCAGTGGCGGCAGTCGGTGAATTGGCTCAACCCGGCCATGTGGGACGGCATCGGCATCGTGTCATTCCTGATCGTGTTCGTGGCCGCGTTCGTCACGGCGCAGTTCCGCGGCTGGATAGTCCTCGGTGTGCATCACCGAGAGATTATGGGGCAGAAGGACCGAGAGATCACCGCCCTAGAGAAGCGGTCCGGTGAAGATGCCGAAAGTATCGCGAAATTCGCGGCCACGGCGGCGCGTTCCACCGTCGCCGCCGAGGTACAGCAGTCCATCGTAGAGGCGATCCGCCAACTCGCGCAGGAGCGCACACCATGACGTGGTGGCAGCGTGAGATCGCGACCGCCCGGGAGCGTGCGGACCGCGCCGAGCAGGAACAGGAGAACGCTGTGCAGCGGCGCAAGGAAGCCGAACGTATCGACGAGCGCGCCCGGAAAGTCGAGACGGCGTTGCGGAAGGAATTGCAGCTCAACGGTTTCACCGAGGCGCTGCGCAAGGTGCTGATCGGTGGTGCGGCATGAGCCGGGTCGAACTGCTGGCGAACGCTGCACTTTGCGTGCTGGCCGTTCAAATGGTCGGCTACACCGTCACCTACATGCTGGGCTCCCGCGGGTGGTGGCGCAGCGGCCTCGGGAAAACCTATGCCGTTAAATCCGTGCTGCTGACGTTGGTGCTGATCCAAAACGCGGCCAGCTCGCTATCGGATCAGGACTACCCCGGCCGCAACGGAGTGCGTCTTGCCGTCTACATCGGCGGTGTTCTCGCCGTACAGGCACTCTGGATCATCCTGCGCCGTTTCCAACGGCAAGGAGCTGTCAACCAGATCAACACGGAAGACGCAGGCAACTCCGATGACTGACATCGCCGACATTCCGTGGTTCAAATGCGTTGGCCTGTACGGCAACATAGTCCCCGACACCCTCGACAGCGGCTACCGCCCAGACCATTTCAAACCGTGGGGCGCGATCACGTTCACGCCCCGGATCGCGGGCCCTGACAACAAGCTGGACCCGCCCGAGCCGCAGTTCCGGCTGACCACGCACACACCGCCCATCACACTGCTACTCGTGCCGTTCGACGCCCGGATCGAAAACGGGGTCTTGAAGCTGCCGCGCCTCGACGCGCCGGCAGGTGAGAACCCAACACCGACCGAAATCGATCAGCAGCGCGCCAGCGTCGGCCTGGACATGCTCGCGAATTCACCTGCCCTGCAACTGGCGTCGGGATACAAGCTGGTCTACCAAGTGCAGTTCGGGACCATGAAAGTACTGGGCAAGGAACACACCTTCGATTCGTTCTGGTTTGCCGCGCCGACCGTCACCGACTTCACCACCGAGCCCACCTGGACACCGCCCACGGTCGACCTGACAGTCGTCGAACGATTCACGCCGGTGATGTAAAGGCCGGAAAATATACCGGCATTTATACCGACTGCGGGGCCGGTTCGGCCTCGTGTGGGTTGTCGATCCAGTCGGACGGATCGAGGTGTGTCCATTGGCCGCTGGGGTTGTCGCCCTCGGCGATTGCCTGCTCATCGGTCACCGGCGCCGGGTAAAAGTGGATCGCGCCGTCGCAGGTGACGCATGTACCTGTCTTCTGAAAACGCTTGATCGCGGTCATCACCCAATGGTGAACCATCAT